CTACCTGCCATTATTTCGTTAAAGTACATCTTAGCAAGTCGACGTGCGGTGCCCTTGCTATTAGGATCGTTTTCTCTATCAATTAACAGACGATCTAGAACAGTTTCAAATGCTTCTGCGGCTTCATCAATCAGTTGTTCTTTAACATGGTCGTTACTAATATATTCACTAATATTATCGCCTGCCCAAAAACGTTTACCTTCACGTTTCATTTTAGCACGAAGATAGTTACCTAGATACTTTTCTTCTTGATACCCTTTGTCATCAATGTTATCGTATGATATTGATTCATCAATATCATTACTAATGTATGCTTTATTATAAACCAATTTAATCTCCAAAATACTTTAATATTTTACATTGTAACATTATTTAGGATCAACGTCAATTTTTAAGTGCTTCTAGTGTGATAATTTTGCCAATTTCTTCACCAATATCTTTATCACTTGTGATAACATATAAACTGGTCCTATGACGATCATTACGTTCATCATACATTTGAGCTTCTATAGCAACACCGCCAGTAGCTTTATATACAGTAAAGCGTATTCCATTTTGACTAATATTTGGTCCCCTATCTATTGATATTAACCCTTTTGGTATAGCTTGTGCGGTTCCCATTTTAGTGATCTCTCTTTCTCTTTGTTCTTGATGTGAATAATATTTCGTTTCTATCCATTTTTCAAACCACTTCATTTAATATTCTCCAATAATACGTCTGCACTGAAAAAGTTCTTTTTTAAATCTTGTGTTTGATTTTTTAATTTTGACAATCTTGTTTCGTAATTGTCCATGTGTTGCATTATTTCCATACACAAATCTTTTCTGTAGATAGAATAAGAATTAAAATTTTCAGTCCATTGACTTGGATATTTGAAAGTGTCGTAATACATTTCAGTATAACTAAGTCTATCAGGCACCATAGGAATAGCATCTACAATAGCACCTTCAAAACAACTAATGCCTAGTGTTTCTTGTAAGTTTGCACTGAACACCATCTTAGCTTCGCCTAACAAATTATGATATTCATTTTTTGTTAGTTGTTGATCCTGACAAACTACAAACTCATATTGTGGCAAATGTTCTTTTAAATCTCTAAAAATTTCAACTTGTTTTTCTGGAGCGATTCTATGAGGAAACAAAATGAGGTCACGTTTTTTCATATTCTTATATGGATCCAATATCACATCCATATACTCCATAGGCCAGCCAGATCTAATAATTTTCTTATCTTTAATATGATTTGTTCTCAAAGTTTCAAGATCAAACCCTATTAAGTTTAGACCAAACATTTCAATATGAAAATCTGTGGCAAAATAATTATGATCTATAGCATAGAAAAAACTTTTTTCAGTGTGCCGTACCCACTTAGCGTTGCCAATAAGACGTCCTAAAAAGTCTTGAGGATCGTAACTGCCAGCATGCCACAATGCGTGAATCTTGATAGGAATGCCAAGAAGTTCACTCATATATTTTAAATTTATAATGCCCGGATGCCAAGCATCAGTAAAAATAAAATGGTCGCCAGCTTGAATGCGTCCAGCGCAAAATAATCTACTAATTTTTTCAACTTGTACAGACTTATAGATATTAGTCCCACCAAAGTTAAGAAAAGCGCCAGGAGTGGTAGCCCTAGGGATATCTTCAGGGCCGTCAATAATTTGAACATTGTGTCCTGCCTTTCGTAAGAGTGCAGGTACATGGGACTTCCATTGTCCCGTGTACCTTGTCTCAACTGCTTCTAAATCAACGAGAAAAACGTTCGCCATTGTTTCTATTTTCATAGCGAGGTTTGTTTCCTTGATATGGTTTACGCTCACCATTGTTAAATTTGGCATTTCCGTTCTTTCCTTGGAAACGGTAATTACCATTTTTCTTACGTGCAAACTCCTTATACTCTGGAGATTTGTACAAGTGTGCTGGATTAAAATCCAACAGATTAAAACGACAATAGTCGTGCCACGCTTCTAGATCTTCCCAAACTTTCACAATGTCTGGACGATTTTCAAAATAGGAATAATCCTTGTAGTTCTTAGCCATTATAGCCTCTTGTTAGTATTTGATAAATGAACCATTTTCTCCGTCTTCGGAGACCTCAATCCAAACCTCACGGTCTGGATACTTTGCGTGAATCTGAGCGTATAAATCATCGCTCATCATCTCACAACTCTTATAGTCTAGCGACAATACACCTTCGTTGCTAGAATACAATTTTTCGAGCCATCGCTTGAATTGTATAAATTCCACATCTCTGTCATTGTGGGTGACACTAAGCCATACCCTAAAATGAAAAATATGGCGATGGGGATTAGCCAAAAACGAGACATCATATTCATCTCCTGTTGCTAGGTTGGGATCAGTTGCGGCTGCTGGATATTTGTGAATACCTTCTTTGCGGAAAGTAACCCAAATCATTTTGTTAGGTCTAATATCTTGTTTAATTATCATTGCGTTGTAATGTTATTTCTGAATCTTGCGTGTATTGATCCCAATGTGTAAATTTGTCTTTACTCATTAGGGTTGGGAGGTGATGTGTCCATACACCAGGGTTAGTAGCACCCCAAGTACGGTCATCAATTTTAAGTGTTGTGTTATAGTTGTAAAGTTTGATATACGGCAATTTTACACTAATCATTGGAATAAATTTATCATGCTCAGTCCAACCATCTTCATGGAATTCTTCAGCATACTTAACATCAAAGTCTAAGCAAACCCAATATCCTGCATTGAGACAACCCATAATACGATTGTCCCAAATTTTCCAGTCTTCATAATTTTGTGGATTAAAACTTTGACTAGTACCAAAATAAATTTGTTTAACTTCGCATCGTTCTGCCCACTCTAAAATATGTTCTAGTGAAGGAGTACCAACTACAAACAAAGTATACATACCATGTGCAACAGTATGTTCTACTTCGTAGCCAGTAAAGAAGGTGACTTGCTGTCGTTCGTTTGTATTAAGCATATCAATATAATACAGTTATTAAAAGGTAAAGTCAATACGATTTGAATAAATCATTCGTCCAAAGAGTGCTCAAGTTCTACAATTTTTTCGTTATTCATGTCACTTAGATCGTTATCACTTGGCATTGGATCATCCATTTCAAACAAATTGTTAAATGTATCGTTTTGGACTTTGCCACGTTGTAAACCACCCTGCAATTCTGTTAGGAACTTGTGTGCGTGTTTGAGCATACTTTGAGGATCATCGCTTTCAAATAGCTCTTCAACAAAACGGTCAAAATACAAGATGTTACGTGGAACCCATTCGCTTGGACTATCACTCTTCTCGTCTTTTGAGTTCATCTTTTTCCAATTTCTCCAATCTGGCTTATAACGAGCACGTTCCATATCCATTAATTGGTTAGCACGTTGTACTGATTGAATATGAATCTCTGTATTATGAGCCATGTAAAGACCGTAACTAAAACTGTCCCAACTAGTTTTGCCTTCCTTGCCAATTTTGTTCAAGTCGCCTGGTTTGTAATAGCAAACGTCGCCCATTGTTAAACGATCGCCAATGCTACTTCGCCATGGGAAAGGTATGTCACTGCCTGACCATACTTTATTATCTGGTGCTTTCTCCATAATGATTGACCATTTGTCTCTGCGGAAACTTGGATCGGTATATGAAAGGCCATAAGCAACAGCAATATATGGACTAGCACAGTCAAAACTAATTGTAATATTTGGATTACAATGTTTACGTAGTTGACGTTGAATACTTGTTAAGTAACAAGCCCAGTCTAGTGGAGCAGTACCTAAAAAGTGCATCCAATTCTTATCCTTTAACATTCCTTCATCACGCATTGTGATAAGTCTATTTAGGATAATTGGCATGTTACACATATTTTGTGAACCCATAGCCCAGCCCTCAAATGGTAAATGCTTAACTGCATCGTACCAAACGTCTGCTTCTTCTGGACTATTACCTTGTAGCACGTTTAAGAATTTTGTGTTGCCTAAACGATTTTGTGCAAAATAATTATTATTCCAAATAGTTGCATCTAAGCAATCTTGAAAACTTTTTAGTCCTGTCTTTTCACGATGTAATTCATTACTCGCCCAAGTTGGGACGTCAAGTACCATACTCCAATCAGCAGTTAACTCTAGCCAATTTAAAATTTGATCACGAGTTTTATTAGCACCTTTGCCTTTAAAGTCACTCCAATCAAACTTTAAAACACCTTTACCAATTTGGAACCCGCCAGAGTCGCCTAAAATAATTGTGTTTTCTCTATTACGTTCTTGTATCATTGCATCTTGTACAAGTGTTTTATCCAAGTCTAATTGTGCGTGACCTGCTGAATACAGACCGTATTTGTAAGTAAATGCACCACGTTCAGCATCTAAAAAGTTCATACTTTCTGTGCCGTGTTCAAATCCCTTAGGGAAACGTTTTGGATCTACTGCGCTCTTTGTGTTGTAACGTTGATTACTAATAATCTTGTTATAGAAAGAACTGATAGCTGGCAAATAAACAGCATAGTCTCTTTGTGTTTTTGTATAGTCTATTCTATTCATGGGCCAGTCACTTCTCCTTCACTTTCGTTTTCAAAATCTTTAGACAGTTTATAAACTAAATCTAATTGTTCTTTAGCACGATTAACTGCTTCTAATGCGTTTTTAACAGCAGGGTGATCCACTGCCATTGCTTGTATTGAATACTGTTTATTGCGTTCTTCTCTAGCCCAGTCTAACAAACTTTCTGCTTCGCTACTAAGCCCCACTGAAGCAAACCCGCCGCTAATTTCTTTCCACATATTACCATCATTGACTTCTAGGCAATTCATGTTTGGGTTCCACCGAACCATACCAGCACCACTTGCACCTGGACTGATATAAGGGTTATTAGCAGATCCGCCAGTAACCATCACATATCTTCCTTGTTGCGTTATACCTTTAATCATAATTAGGCCTGTGCTGGAACAATATACTTGTAAGTTGCAATTCCACTGTCTAATGTGATCATAACAGCACCAACTTCATTACTGAAACTCATTTTAGTGTTGTTTACGTCTGCAATTTTCAAGATCGATAATATTGGACCAACGGGCCAAGTCCAACCTTTATTTAGGCTACCACTAACACCTGTAGCAAAAACAAATTCACCACCATGTGTACTAGCATCACCAAAAATAAACTTTAGTTTATCGCCATCTGTCTTAGCAAGGAAAGTGGTATGCTCTGTATTTGCTCCTGCTTGGAAATTAAAACGTTGTACTGCGGCAACACTTGGCTCAAGCTCTACGTCCCATTTAGGTACTTTGAATTTAACTGACTTTAATTTTTCGTTAATGATTTCTGTATTCATAAAACGATAGTCGTTTTTAAAGTCGCCTTCTTTGTTTTCAAAGTGAATTCCAACGGGAATGGTGTTTCCATTTCTTTCCGCATATTGTAATTCAATTTTGGCATTTTCTTTGTATTCATTACCATCTAACAAAAATTTTAGTTTATTAAGTTGAGGCATTCCAAATACGCCAGACATTTGTGGAACTGGCGCATTTGTTTCGCCGAGCATAATAACAGTACGGTCGTCAGCCATGCTATCAATTTTTGTTGCCTCATCGTCACCTGTAATTTTGACGATGTTTAAAAATCCTAGGTTATGTGTATGACCTACGATGTCTTGTAAAATATCTTTCATTATAATCTCCTGTAGTTAAGTTTAATATTATTTAGGATCAAAGTCAACTTTAGATCACTCAAAATCAAATAATTTATTGAATGTGCTACCGCTGTCAGTGGTACTACCAATATCCCATTCGAGAATACCAATAAGGTTGTCAATCTTATTATCAATAATAGTTTGTTCCATAGCAGAATCATCAAAGGGAAGTTCTTGAAACCACTTAGGAATTTTTAGTTCATCAACTGGATAAGCAACACTGGTATAACCTAACGGATTGTTTTTCAGTTTACAAACGTATACTTTCATACCATCAACAATCTGCATTGAATACTTGTCCCCGTTCATCTCCCGCAATCTATTGTAATTAATTGCGGCTCGAACGTGACCAGGCATATTAGCTTTTCCTTGCTTACGTTCTTGTTCAGCGTATTCAGTTATGTTGTTGGCGCGACGTGGACTACCTTTTTCCCATCCTGCTCTAGTTTTCCACTCTCTTCTAAATTCAATAATCTTGTCAAGAATTTCCTGTTCTTCTTTGCCTTGTAATACATCTAATAGAATTTCTTCTAAAAAGTCTTGCATATAATCAGGAGTGTCACTGCGCTTCAAATCCAAACCCATGGCTTTAATTTTGCCAGGTTTGCCGTTGTCATCAATGCGTTTACCTTCTTTGTCATAGATAAGAACTGCGTAACGTTTTTTAGTAATAAAAAGTCCTTTGACAGCAACTAATTCTCGACCACCTTTAATTACTTCCCCACGTGATTTTGGCACATGAAAATAGTCAAGCATAAATTGTGGAAAAGTTGAGTTAACTTCTTCAGCAATTTGATCATATAGGGAAACTACAGTGTCTTTATCCCAAGGCAAATTACCTTTTTCTACTTCTGTTTTTAACGTAGTCCAAGCACTAAAGTAGCAAGAGTCTGTATCACCGTAAATAATACTCTTACCTTTATAATCGTAAGTTCCGCATATAATTTCATTAATCTTACTAGCCATATGTCTAGCGACTTGGCGACCAACTAATGTAGTTGACTGTCCAATGCGCTTGTCAAAGAATCTGCAACCTGGGTTAAGTAATGCACCGTATAGTGAATTCAAATTAATTTTACGCACCATTTGTCGCTTGTCCCAGTACTCAGCTTCAACATTGTTACCAGCTTTTTCTGCGTCCTTGCTTTTCTTCTGCATCTCCTTACGTTCACTATACCAACGCTTTAACAAGCCTGGAATAATACCTTCTTTTTCGTAAGTAAAGATCGTACCGTTAGCACTTAGTATCCATGGCTTATGACTATTAAAAATCATTTCATAAATTTCAGCTCCACTGTGTACACTTACTTCGCCGTTTTCCCAGTCAATAGTAATTTCTTCAGCTTTGTCTTGATTAATGACTGCTTCATATTCAACAGTGCCAAACTTGTCTTCCCAACTTCCTGCAAAGGATTTTTTATGTAAAGTCATTTGACTTTCAATAAATTCCATTGTTTTAGTTTGACGTAATTGACCAATAATGGTTTCTGGACCCATGTTCAATGCACGAATTGCAGACGGATACAATGAGTTGATGTCAATTGCACCAATCCAATCATGTAGCCCTTTTTTAGGAAATGCAACATACGCTCCTGCAGCCGCAGTATCACCTTGTTCAGATTTGCGTGTCCTACTAGGAACAACTAATCCATGCTGATGTGCTTCGTTAATAATGGCCTGTTCAGTCATTGCTACAGCACCCATTGTTGTTTGTAGAAGTACAGTATTTCCATGTGCCAATACGTTGGCAAGATCTAGAAATTTTAACTTTCGATCCATCTTGTCTAGTAGAGCGGTGTCTTGTCTATTATACTCAATGAATGTTTTAAAGTCTTGATTATACAGTTGATCTAGGGTACCTTCGTATTGTGTTTTCTTCTCACCAACTTCAAGTTCACCAATTACATCCAACCGGTAACTGTGCATTTCTTCATATTTGTATTTTCGATAAACTTCCAAACTGTCTAAGTGTACACGACCAATTAAGTCGTATGTAATAGCTGTACGACCAAATTTTTCATATTCACGTTTGCGTGGATATTGATCAAATAAACAAAAACGTTTTGTATCTTCTTTACTTAGAACTTTTACAACACGATTAACTGTGTAAGGGATATCATAGCCTTCGCTGTTCCATCCAGTTAATACGTCGGCATCTTCAATTAGTGTTAAAAATGTATCTAATAATTCTGCTTCTGTTTCAAACAAAATTGTATTTGGAAAATCCTTTACTTCTTCTTTCGCCTGCTCCATTGTTAATGTTTTAGGCGGTATAGCAAGACATACTAACGTGTTTAACCATTGTAAATGAACTGCAATGGAAGTAATAGGCATAAACGCATCGTCAGGACTTGCGTATCCACGTTCTGGATCAAAGTCTACTTCAATGTCAAAAAACGCTACCTGTAGCTTTGGTGGTTCTTTGCCTAAGTAATGTTCTTCTAAAATACGAAACACTGGATTAATGTCGCTTTCATACAAAGTATGATTGCTGTGTATTTTTTGTTCTTTGGTGAATTCTTTAAAACTTCTAGCAGTGACTTTGGATAACGATTCTCCAAATATGCTATGAAATTTACCCTTGTTGTCTGGGTAATAGAAGGTGTATTTTACGGGATAATCAACAAAGCGTCTTATGCCTTTTTCATCACGTTCAACAACGTGAACGACGTCTTTGTCGCGATCCCACATCGCGTCAATGTAACTCATTTTTTCTCCTTGCAACTTACGGCTTGCAAACCTAAATATCCAATTATGGCTGGATCAACCTTTCTCATAGTTATTTATTGTAACAGAAAACGTATGTACCCATAAGTGTCTATAATGGTCATTACAACACTCATTACTACCATACCAAAACTACCACGGCTAAGTCCACAAAATATCATTAAAAATGTTCCACTAAGCCAAAGTGGATATGTTATACCATAAGGAACATTTGGCGCCATTAAAGCAAAAATAACAGCAGTGGCTAATGCGGTAAAGGCATTGTAAGTTTCCGCCATTAGACGCCAAGGATTGTCATTCCAATCAGCTTTAATCCATTTTTGTGTTAAATTAAAATGGTGCTGAATCGTCTGAATCATTTGTGCCTTGTGTTGTTACTACTGTTTTTGTTGCAGGTTGATTCCATGGACCAGCATGACCTGTGGTATGAACAATATCTTCCAAATCACTAAAGTCTTTAGCAGTTTGTTCCCAGTCATCTTTCATTGCTGTACGGATTGCTTTTTTAATAACACTAGGCTTGACATCCAATTCTTCTGCTACTGCTTTGATTGTTTCATTGAGACCTTCTTGTAGACTTTTAATTTCGTCCATAACCTGCCAACCATCTTTTACCAGTTGTTTCAGTTTAGCTTGTTCAGGTGCGCCAAATACTCGTGACATAATTACTCCTAATAGTTATATTTGTTATTGTAGCAGAGTAGTTATGCAATGTCAATACTCAAGTCGTAAGAACAGGGCAACTAGTGCCCTGTTACATTGGTTTAACCTTTTAACTGTTTCGCCAATCTGTTGTGGAGTGATACAACGTATTCGTCACCGTTTTCAAAAAGTTGTGCGGCTAAACTATCATGAGTCCACCCTTCTTTTACTTTTTTCTTTCCTTTTCCTGCTTTTGACATTTCTTTTTCATAGGCAGCTTTAGAAACTTTCTTTCCGTTAATTGTATATCCTTCATTAAATTCGTCGTAAGATTTTTCTAAAGGTTTTGTAGTTGGTTCAGGTATATTTTTATCCCCAATGTCACTTTTTGGTTTTGGATCTTTATCTAGAATTTTATCAGCTACTTTTTTAAAACCTTTTTTGATTGGGTCAATTGGAGATGGTGTAGGTTGTTTTGGTTTTACTGGCATAAAAGTTTCAGTAGTTTTTTTGTTTTTCTTCTTACCACCCATTTCGTCTTTACCCAAGCGTCCAGCAATAACATCACCACGTGTTACTTTGTCGTATGGTTTAGCATTGTTAGCTAGATTACCATCGTTGCCTTCATACATTCCGCACTCTTTTAATCCATGCACTGGACATTTTTTACCTTTTGGTGTATGGTTGCATTCTTTATCTTTGCTTGATTCTTTGACTGGATATTCTTTGCCACCTACTTTGACTTTTTCACCTTTTTGTATACCGTCTTCTTTAGCTTTACGAACAGCATCACCGAAAGCATTGCCTTCTTTTGGAGTCTCTTCTTTATTTTTAGTCTTTTTAGCTTCAAAGATCATTTGTTCTAAACGGCCAATTTGAATAAATGCCTCAGCCATTTTTTTCATTTTTTCTTTTTCTTTCTTTTTCTTTACATCAGCATCATGTTGTGATTTAGTCATTTGTTTTCCTTTACCACCGTAAGTTTGTTTTGCTTCAGCAGTCATTTCTGCATCATCTGAATTTACTGCCGAACTTTTATTTGACTTTGGCTGCGGTGGCTTATATCCTGGAGGAGGTGCAGTTGCTCCATCTGGTGGACTTGGTATATTGCCATCAATTTCTTTATAATTTTTATTTGTTGGTCCTGGATTTTTTGGGCTCCACTGCTTACCCTTATTTGGGCCTGAAGTAATAGTAACTTCTGAAATAGCATTTTCAAATGCTTCAGCCATTTCCTTTTCTGCTTTACTTAATTTCTCTGTCTTGCGACGAGCTTTATCACTTAAATTAGTCACTTTGCCACGCCCTTCTTTGTCGTTTGATTTTTTCCAATCGCCCTCATGCTTCCATGATTTGACGTTGCCTTTTTCATCTTTTTCTACAGTATCCTTAGCTTCTTCAAACTTAGTTTGACCCTTGCCATGTGCAGACATTTTTTTAGCATCACTGGTCTTGATTCCTACTTTCTTTGCAAAAGCAGGGTTATGTGCTGCCGCATCAATGGTTCTTTTTTGTTTTTTACTCTTAAAAGGCATATATTTCTCCGATACTATATTTATTATGAAATTAAGTTGTTGCCAACTTTGGGATTTGTCACAGGATTATCGTCAGAATCTTGAGGTTCTGTTTTGGGAGGCTTAATGCTTTTTCCTATTTTTCCGGGTTCCCCACTCCATCGTTTTAAAACAGCTGGAGTTCCTGCGGCTATATGAGGACTATTCCCTGTACTGGCAATATTACCTGCGGAAGTAGCGCCTGCGCTGGCTTCTTCAAACATGGGTTCAGGGATATTAACTGATTTTGACGGAGAATCTTTTACATGACTAATATCAACTTCATAACCATTAGGCAATACATTAGACACGACTCCCACTTCTTGTTTGCCTTTGACTTCAACTGGAACTTGATCTCCTACTTTATATTTTCTTTTTCTAGATGGAGATGTTATTTTAGTAGCTATTGGCGAAACTCCGCCTGATCCTGATTTTTTAGAGTCTTTCATTGAGGGAAGTATGTCTGCTTTTTGTTGTACCTGTTGACCAACTTCTCTTCTTAAGGCTCCTTTGGCAACTTCTTTACCTGCGGCTCCTGCACCACCACGTGCCGCTAGTGCCCACTTGCTGATTCTAAAAGCTGGATAAAACGTTGCTATGTCAATTAATGCATCTGCTCTTGTATAATCGCCTTTAATTTTTGTTGAAAGAAAATCTTTTAAATATTTTCCTTGCTCAATTACATCTTCTGGTCCAACACCCGGTAATACATCTGCAACATCTCCAGCAGTTAGTTTATAATCACCAAAACTTACCACAGGTATATCCTTTAGAGATTCAGGCATATCAGCTTCTGTTAATAATTCTGAAATTTTCATTGTTGTTCCTTACCTGGTATCTTAGAAGTAGAACCGTGTTCTTCATCATCGCCACTTTTCGCAATTAAGTTGCCGCTACTTCGATCTAAACTTTGTAGCTTTTGAGGTTCGTGTTTCTGTTCACCTTTAATTACTTGAAAGGCTCTTTTTATTCCGTCAATGACAACTTGTAAACTATCTTCATCTGCTTGATATTTGATACCAATACCGCCTTTTGCCTCCCAAGCACTAATATTACTACCCCTGTCATCTATTAGTATATTAGGAGTTCCGTCTGATTGAACAGCATATTTGGCCTTATTAGGTGTAATGATAACATCAGTTGGTTGATGCTTTAAATTCTTCTTTAACCAAATCTTCTTTTGTTTTTCACTGTTTTCAAAGTCTCCTCTTAGAGGACTTGAACAGATATGATAGTATCCAAAAGTTTTCACTATCATATCTACTAGAGCGTCTGCATTAGGACATTTTGGTAGTCTAGCAAAGAAGTCTGTTCCAATCATTTTGTTCAATGTTGGATCAGTTTTTGCTGGAGGTATATCTCTATAGTTGCCATTTTCAATGCCAGCAAGTTTAGCATACTCTGTAAAAAAGTCTGCTATAACACCATCCATATCTAAATAAACTTCTGGTTTACGCATAATCTACTGTAAGTCCTTGATCTTTGGCTAACTTTATTGCTAGTTCAGCTTCTTTTTTATTCTTAAATTTCTTTTTCTTACCATTAATTATTACAGCAACTTCATCTTCACCCCCAGATAAGTCACTAATTGAAGATATAAATTTAGGCAACTCTGTTTTATATTTGTTTATCAATTCATCTGCTTTAGCCAATAAAGTACTGCCTGCAATTATTTTGCCAGTATTGTCTCCGCCTTTAGCAACCATAGTGCCAGTACCACTGGTCATATTTCCAGTTTTATTATTAAGATCAGCAAGTGCAATATTTCCTAACTTAGTTCCTGGAGCATAGGCTTTACCACCAGCTTTGTGTATTGCCCAAATATTGGCGTCTTCTTGATTACTAAATGATACTTTATCTGCACCAGCACGTTTATAATACCATACTGCTGCCTTTTTGTCTACTTCAGGATCTAAAAGTAAATCAGGATTTTTAACTAATCTGTCATCACCAAACAGTGCTTGTGAAGCAGCCGAATAATTTGTTTTACCAGTTAATCCAGTTAATCCACGACCACGGAATTTGTAACCGTCATCTGGTCCAGTATTATCTAATACTCCGCCATATGCTCTATTAAAAAATGCTCTAGGATCTGCTTTAAGTGCATTTAATTCGTCATCATTCATACCAGCTAACTGCGGTAACTTTTCTTTAATTCTTTTATTTGATGTGTTAGTAAACGGAATCTCAGTAGTACCAAATTTTGCACCTGCTTCTTGATGAAACTTGCCCATCAATGCGTTTTTTACAAATGGGTCTTTAATACCTTGTCTTTCAAATTCTGGCTCCATATCTGAAATATCCACTGATCTACTTGATTTACTTTTTGAAGTTTTCTTATCAGTATTTTTAGGTTCAACATCGGCGCCTTTCTCAACTGATGGTTTGAATACATTGGACAATGAATTACCTATTTTGTCAATAGTGTTTTGAACATCAGGGTTTCCTAATACTTTTCCTAATGCTGAGTCTTTATCCACTGTTGGAGCAAACTCTAATAAATCTTGTATTTTCATTTTTCAACCTTCTTTTCACCAGTCATATACGGTAAACTAAACCAAAGTTGGAACCACTCAGGGGTTCCAGGTTTAATATTGTGTTCCCTCATTAACTTTGCATTTTCATTAGCAGTAGTACTAATATTGCTTTCTTGCTGAGATAAGCGATACTCTTGTAGTCTACTTACAGAATTGATTCCACCTAAATGCTGTAATACTTTGATTTCATTTATAGGATCGTTTGGATCTAAATAGCAATCATCATCGCTACTTAGGTTTATATTTTCTGAAGTGACTCTGTACTGTTTCATTTTAACGTGGCTCTTAACATCCAACTATGTTTAGCATGTGCATCTTGACGTTCTGCTAGGAAGTTAGCTAGACCAAAATCTCTATTATCCTCTGCCATTTGATAAGTGATTTTAAAAATCTCTTCCATTTTTTCACTATCAGCTAGAAGGGTAGCACACATACTTGTTGCTTCTAAGATTTCTGTTTCGTCATCTATTTCGCTGAGCATACTGAATCTTCTAAAACTAGCAGGTGCATAAGCATTGACTTTGCGTAAATTTTCTGCAAAGTCGTCAATGACATCACCTACTTCCTCATAAATTTTTCCAAACAAACTGTGAAATTGTTCAAAGAACATTCCCTCTACATTCCAATGGAAATTTTGTGCCTTTAAATAAAAAGCATATTCACTAGCAAATGCTGTCTTTAGTGCTAAATGATACTTGTCCATTTTACTTTCTACCTTTTCCAAAATTTTCTACTTGCCCATTAGGATATTGCATACCTAAGTGCATGCCTGGATATTTACTATGCAATGCACTAATCAAACGCATGGCCGCATTCATACCTTCTTGTTTAGGCTGTGCTTTAGTATGTTCCCATTTACCATTTTTTGCAACCACAACCCAATACATACCTCTGTCTTCGTGACTAAGTTCATGTTCTAATTCGTCACGTTTGAAATTGCGTTTCTGATTATCCATTTGGCTTTGTTGATAACGATCATAATCGCTTTGACTCATTAAGTCTGGATTTCTATTCATTTCTTTAACTATACTGTCTGCCATGCTTTCCATAGGAGACATTTTACTAGTAGTTGTTCCATTATCTTTAGCAGGACTGCTATCCATATAACTGTTGGGTGGGTTAGAAATGTTATTAGTTGCTGGACTGCTATCTATGGAATTAGATTTTGGTTGTAGTACAGTAATGGGAGCATTGACTTTATAACCGCCTTTACCATCACTTTGAATATCTAATTTTCCAAATTCATGTGCAACCATTTCTTTATCATGAAAATTGTTACCGTGTATTGCTCTCATAGCCTGTATCTTGGCGTGCATCTTGGCTTGGTCAACAGCCATTTGCATATTTTTACTAGAGCCATTGCCAACATATTGCTCGTAAACTTTAGATTCTTTAATTGGTTTTTGTGTTACTGATGCAGTCTTCACAACTGGTTTAAATGCCGCAGAATTTGTTGCGGCATTTTTTGCGGCTGTTTCATTATCAAAAGGTCGCATATCTTTTGGTAAGATATTTGATAAGGTGTCGCTAACTTTATCACCAACTTTTGCAACAGTATCTTTAACATCATCAAAAGTTTCTTCTAAATCTTTGTCTGTCATTCTATCCCAAGCACGATTAGCGGTATCACTATTCTTTTTAGCGTACTTAGGATCAGTGTCTGCTCGTTTACTTGTTACACGATCTACTGCACGTTTTTGAACTTTAGTCAGCATCTTCTGACCTTTAGCAGTATCGCCGTACTCGTTTAAATGGTCTTCAGACATTTCCATGTCTTTATTTTTATGCTTAACATCACCCTGCTTGGCTGCTTTCTTTTTGTCTTTATGTGAGCCAGCGCCACTGGTCTGCTGATTCTTGACCACAAAGTTTCGTGGTTTACTTGCAGGAATTTTTTGAGGCTTGCTGCCTTCTAATAATTGTGTAATTTTCATATTTTGTCTATGCCCCTACTACGCACTCCGCCTTTGCTTCTTAATTTTTGTAATTCGTCTTGTCCGTGTTGAATGCTACGAATATTTGTTTCTAATTCAGGAAAGTGTCTAACGATTGAGTCCCACATTATAGCACTATTTTTTTCATTTGCTTCAGCAGCCATCCGTGCAAGGTCTGCTAATTGTGCAGCCGCTCTTGCTTTTCTATAACTTAGTTTGCCTGGGTTAAGTCCAGGAGGCATGACCATTGGATCGTTTGGATTGTCTGGGTCCATTTGGATCGGTGCTTCAGACACATTTTTTCTAGCAGCCATTTTAACACGATCTTCATTGGCTTCATCACCGGCTGCTTTTATTGCGGCATTGCGCTGGTTTAATCTTCCAATGGTACTATCTGGATTAACATCCAATGTTCCTGATTGAAATTTATCTCTTACTGGTTGTAAAGGTGATTTGGGATAAGCAGTATCACCATACTTTACTTTATCATTTACAGGACTTTGGCTTTTAAAAGCTGATTTTATTTTGTCTAAGAATGATTGTTGTTCTTCAAAAATACCGTATGCGTGGACGATTGATTCAGACAGATTCATTTTCTTTGCTTCTTTTTCTAAAGACGCTTTTCTTCTTGCTAGTTCTGCTTTTAATTCTGGATCTTTATGTGTATGTTTATCCATCTGGATATCTTGCAGAGCCTTACGTTTTGCTTTTAAATCTTCTTTGTCGCGTAGTTTTGATTCGTTCATAGAATCTACTTCCTTACTAATTGGAGCCTTGCCTGGAACTTTTTTAGTTACTTGTAAATTGGGTTGAGCAGGTTGCTTAACAGGAGATGACTGGGCTGTTGGTTTTTCATCTTTAATCCCCATACCTTCTCTTGTTGCTTGATATAATGTTTTGCCGTTTACAACGACGTCAGGACCAACACCTGTATATTTCTGGAATAACTGCTCGTTGCCAGTTTCCGCCGCTTGGCGAGCTTTTGTTCCACTGTAACCGGTCACCCCCTCGGAATCAGGATCACGCTGACCGCTACTCTCAAATTTAATAACAACATGCTCTCTTGCACCTGCAGGATCTGTGGAGCGTATTGGACCACTGTTCCAACTGGTTAAAAGTTTTTCAATACTACCTTTTTCTTTTCCTAATCTATCGCTACCTGCAACAAATGTCATATTTCTAAAACCTTTACTATATAACCAATTGGCTGCATATATTGGTCCTTGTACAAAATCTTGTACAAGTTTGTCGGCTGCGTTAGGATATATTTGCGCTACAAATTGTGCTTTAGTAGTTGGATCAATTGGATTTTCACTAGCGTCGTGGCTATTACTTAAAAAGATAAAAGAATTTTCACCACCTACTTCTAAAGTTTTTTGTATCACAAGTCCGTGACCAAGTGTTGGAGGATTCATACGACCAAAACAAAAAGTTGCCATTGGCATTTTGCTCTTTGCTTCTATTTCATCATCTGGTACACGATGTTTAGCAAAATTAGCACGACTAAAACCTAAACGATCAATTAATTTTAATTTGTCTTTTCCTGAACCAAATACATAACCTTCGTGTGCATTAACACCATCAGTTATAGCAATAATTTCACTACCTTGTTGCTGTGTGTCAATTTGTTGTTTTATGTGAGTTTTTAATTCTGTAATTGCGGCCCACATTGTCCAAATACCTAATAGTCCTGGACCACCGCCCTGTTCTTGATATAACCAACCGTCTTTCTTAGCGCCTAAAAATTTATTTTGTGCAGTGTCATTTAGACGCTCTTTTAGAAATTCTAAAAATCTTGGAACAATATTACCAGATATATCATCTTCTTCAAGCATACGTGTAATAAAAGGCCCCATGGCAGTAATAACTGCTTTGCCCTTCATTGCTGTTAGATCTGAAATAAATTTATCAACGGCTGTTCTGTGTTGACTAATAATAGCCTTAGTTTGATTTAATAAAGCTGAATTAATTCCAACTTTTGGTTTGTCTCTCATTTCTCCTACAAGAAAAACAATTCCTTCGTTTTCTCTTAAACCTTTTAAGCCAATCAATGGTTGGTCTGATTGACCAAGACCAGGAATAAAAGTATGTACCGCAATACCACCAATACTACGTGCGATTTGATCGCTTAATGTATTGCCACGTCCAGGAGTATCATCAATTTTAACACGATATTCTACGGTGTTAGGTTTAAAAACAAAGTAGCCATCAGAAGTTTTAGGAGTACCAGTCCACATCAAGTCTCCCATCCAATATTGATCTTTTACGTTAGGAATAATTTTATCTAATGTAGGACGCAATGCACTTTCTGTTTCCCAAAGGTTGCCACGATTAGCTTCTCTAGATATGTCATAATCTTTAATGGACATAAATTCCATAGCACCTTTGACTACCTTGTCATACATGTGTTTGTCCATGAAAACAAGTTTGCCTGTACTATCTCTACCAAACACTACTGCTGGAAACCCGTCCCATTTAACACTGATTGTACTTGGATCTTTTTGTAAGCTGGATAAATCTGCCAAAACTCTGTCGGCACCTGCACTACCTTGCGAAATAATGAGGTCTTCTGGATGGTCAATGCCTTCCATAATAATGTTTTTAACAGGTTTAAACAGTTCAAATAAGTTCATAATATGTATTTATTTGTTTAACTTTGAGGGAAAACTTGACTTAACTTTGCTGGATCATTTTTTAGAGCGTCTCTAATGCCAGAAATGCTAGACATATCTCTTGCAGTAGCTTGTGGTCCTAAAAGTATTTTTGCAATATCGTTCTTGTTGATAGCAACCACTTGATTAGTTTCTCTATCTACTAGTCCTCTATCTGGACTGTACTGTAAACTTCCTTTTTCTTCTCCAGTCTTTGGATCTACAAAAGTAGATTTGCTGGCTAGTTTAACCAATGTTGGATACACGTCTGTAAACAGTTGTCCGCCTTTCATTTCAGGATCCCTAGTGAAATCATGTGCATGTAATTCCCATGCACTCTCTGGACGAACAATTAAGTCTACTGAATGACTTTTACCGTCAGCACTATATTCTACAGTAAGTGTTCCTGGATCAGTTGGAAGTCCATTTTGAGTCATATAAGTTGCCAATGCCCATTTACTGGCAGCTAATTCTAATCTTGCTTTTTTATTTGGATCAGCTAATGTGTTAGCCATAGCTTTTGGACCAAGTGGTTTTGGACTTGCTCTATTATATTCTTCAATGTTTGGTGGAAAACTTCTTAAAAGATTTTCTGGATCTATCATGATATCAATGTCACCACTGTCATCTCTGCCACCGCCACCATAAGGATGTTCAGGATCAAAACTACCAGCACCTCCAGCAGTCCAACCAGCCTTTAGTTTAGCTTTTTTCAGTATTGGATCTAAAATAGATTTGGCTTTTAGAAAGGCAACTTTGTCTACTCTAGATATTTCAATACCTTGCTTGGCAAGTCGTTTCCCACTTTCAAATAATAGTTCAGTTATTTTCATTATACACCGTACTTGTTCTTTTTAATTTTTGCTACAGGACTAACAGTATTGGTAGTTTTTAGTTCTCGACTTTTCATATCGCCCTTTGTCAAATCTGTATATTCTGCACCAACTACTTTGTAAGCTACTTTGAGCATTTCCTGTTCTTCAGGAGTATAAGGGTGTGTTGATTTTTGTTTGCCAATCCAACTCCTAGCATCAGTATCTGGAACAATTTCACCATCTGTTCCTGCTACAGCCATTCCCAATCTATAAGATACATAAGTTGCATCTCTTTTTTCAGCGTCAGTATAAACGTTCAAACCAGCAAGAGATTGGCCCTGCCTATTTGTTATTTTCTTTTCTGTCGCCTCATTTACAAATTCTCTTGCTCTCATTGGAATAATCCTTTAACCATTTCAAGACCACTTAGTATCTTTTGTTTATCTGCTTCTGCACGTGCCTGTGCCTCTGGGGTTGTTGCTTTGTCACGTTTTTTGCCTTGTACATCTATCATAGCTTTTTCTTCATATCTTTGCAAAAATTTATTTAAGAAATCCTGTCCTGACGCAAAATTACTTAAATCATTTTTACCAAACATTCCATTTGCTTGAGCACTGGCAGCAAATCCTTTAACAGAGTTTACTAATGTGGAAATTTTAACATCATTTATATTATTACCAGGAAATTTTGACAACAAAGGATCAATTTTAGGATTATCAATACCCATCCTTTTTGCAAGATATTTAAATGTATCTAATACAAACGTTTCTGGTTCAATAGTAACAGTTATCAATTGTGTTCCTTTTTGCTTACTAAATGGAACACGTTGATCATCAACAACTTTTAATTGTACTCCAGCATGTTGTATACTCATGTCTAATAATTCACCAAAAACACTAAACATATTACCAAATAACATACCTTTAACGCCACGCTCTGGAGTTACACGTGCCGCGCCCCATCTAGCTAATTTACCTGGATGCCACATAAAATCTACTTGTACAAATTGATCACGTCCAACTTGAATAATAGGATGTCCTGGTTTACTTTCACTGGTATCTATATAATTTACTTGACCACTTTTTGCAAATTGATCAGTTAAATTATTCCAGTAACTGGTAAATTGTGCATTTGTTTCATTTTCTTTGATTGGTGCAATCATTTGAAGATCAATGTCGCCGTAAATGTTATCTGGTTTTTCTACTTCGTCTTGCTCATAGTATGCAGTACTACCTGTTGGCTTACCACGCTGTATTGGAGGTATACCTTGTGAATTAGTATAATTATTGAAGTCTTTAACAAATTGATCTACCACACCAAGGGCCACACGTACTACAGAAGGTGTTAACTCTGTACTCTGTGTTTTTGTGGTATCCCACCCTCCTTCAAATAATTCTTTAATACGCATATCGGACCTTATTCAAATACTTCTGGAAACTTCTGACCAAAATTACGCATTATTATTCCTGCCCTTGCATTGGCTTCATTTTCTTGTGGGCTACCAGTGTCGCCTACATTATCATCTTCTAATTGTCCATCTAAATCTTGTTTATAATGTGTTAGTTCATGTGCCAATGTTCTAAAAATATCTACAGGGTGTCTATCTTTGGTAGCTAATATAATTGATTGCTTTCCCGGTTGATAACCTCCAAAAGATTTATGATCAATGGAGTATTGTTTATCATCAACAAGATTTATCTCAGGCAAAGATTCGAGTCCTAATTCTTCAGAACAATGTTTTAGGAACATGTTCAATAAGTCAGGCTTTATAATACTCTCAATCAGTAGTTCTTGAATTTTCATCTTTTTTTGAGCCTTTGGTATTGATGGTTAATAAATCTCCTGCCATTTCCTTTCGCATCTTAATTGGGAACATTTTGTTAGGATCTTTTTTAAACTCTTTTTCTTTATAGAACTTTAAGCATCCTTGATTGATTGCTTTCATGAAATCTTCCTTTTCAACATCCTTGCCTTTTTTAAGTTTTGATACAAGGGGAAGAATGTGTTCTTTGTATAGTTCATCATCGTCAAGAATAAAGCCCATTAAATCTTTTTTTAGATCGGTCTCAATCTTAGCGTCATCATCATCCGAGTTTGCTTTGCTGAAGAATTCAAGTAATTTCATTATTTTTCTCTACTGATTATATAGCCGCAAATATACTTGACGGCTTTGCATCATGTATTTATTTTAAAACCTACGGGATTGAAATTAGTGATTAACTGCGATTTCGCTTAAAACACCAGCGGTTACCACTACTTTTGCACGTATCCACACATAATTTCCACGGAAATTGTGTAGAATGTTGCCATAATTATTGCTGTCAAATTCACTATATGTACTGCTAACGTCAAACCAATCGTTGTCTGTTGGAGAAGTGGCTAATGTGGCTTGGATAACGACATTTCCTCTGAAGTTGTTTATTACAAGAATGTTGTTCACACCTTCCTGCCACCAGGGGGAATAGGTGGTTGTGTGAAGTCCTGCCCCGTTATAGTAACCACTGGCTTCTATGGCTTCACTGTAATAGGTCACCGCACCTTGAGTCTGTGGCGGATATGTGATAGAAGTGCTCTTAATTTTGTTACCATTAGAATCAATTTCCCTAGTTGTAGGGTTTCCTAGGGAGTCAAACCCAGTACTAAACAAAAGTGTTTTAGTGATTCTTGGCATAATAGTATATTTAAGCGTTTACTTCGCTTTTTAGTATGAACTCTTCAGACTTATTCAAATAATCACCCATAACCATCAGAGCCATTGTAGCTATTTTTTGATCTTTAACGTAAAAATAGTTGCCGTACATCATAGGATAAGTTTCCCCATTTAAGATCTTCTTAGTTCCATTAGGAATATGTACCCTTCCATCTTCAAAATTTCTAGCCCATGATAGAAAGTTGCTCATACTTTCCTTTTTCATCTCACCATTTTTAAAGTAAACTTTGTACCTATATCCTTCTAGAGGAAGATCATTACACAGGATCTTATTTTTGTTAGATAGTAGATAATCAGCTTGGGTCTCATTATCAGGTCTATGATATTCTACAATATATTCTTCTAATTGTTTGTATATTTCGTGTATTAATTTTTTACTATTTGTAAAAATAGCACAACTTTTTCCTTCAGTCCTAATTTGATAAGGAGCAACCTTTAGAACGTCCTCAAGTTTTATACCAATTTCAATTAGTTTTGACCTATTACTATGAATAGTTTGTGAAGACGTTTTTAACCAAACATTACTGCTTTGCACGGGCTGTACAGTTTTTATATAATCAATGCCTTTCCTGTGGAGAGAACTGATCCCTCCACATTCTATGACAATTTTATAAAGCCATTTTTTATAAAATAGCTTTTTAGTTATACACTCTTTAATCTTCAATGATTTCTTCATCTTGAACTGGTACACTTGGTGCAATTGGTAGTGGATCCATATATTCAAATACTAGATCATTGTTTACATACGCTACTTGTACAATACCACCGTTGATTAATCGACCAAATAAGATCTCTCTACTTAGAGGACGCTTAATTTTATCATCAATTACTCGTTGCATTGGTCTAGCACCCATCTTAGGATCAAATCCTTTTTCAATTAAGAATTCTTTAGTGCTATCAGTTAACTGTACAAACACATTTTTATCAGAAACTAAAGAATTCATTTCTTTGATAAACTTGTCTACTACTTTAATCATAACACTATGTTCAAGTTTCTTAAACTTAATAATGCCATCTAAACGATTGCGAAATTCAGGAGCAAAGAATTTATTGACCGCTTCGTCAGTAGTACCTAACTTATCTTGATTACCAAATCCAATGTTCTTCTTCTCACCATCAGCGGCGCCTAGATTACTGGTCATAATAAGAATAGCGTTACGTGCATCTGCTTTCTTACCGTTGGACCCAGTTACGAAACCGTTATCCATTAATTGAAGTAATACATTACTTACATCTGGGTGTGCTTTTTCAATTTCGTCTAACAATAATACACAATTTGGATTTTCTTGCAGAGTAGTAATTAACTGTCCTGCGTTATCTTCAAAACCTACATATCCTGGAGGAGCACCAATAAATTTAGCAACGGAGTGTTTCTCTTGGAATTCACTCATGTCAAATCGAATAAGTTTGACACCCATTTTTTCAGATAGTACCTTTGCAGTTTCAGTTTTACCACAACCAGTTGGTCCTACAAATAAGAAACTACCAACGGGCTTATTGTGTGATTTCAAACCAGCTTGTGCAATGTAAATCTTGTCTAGCAATGATTCAACTGCTGTATCCTGTCCAAATACTTCCGACTTAATACTTGTTTCTAAATCATGTAAGACTTTGGTTTCTTTTGCGGCAATCTGTTCCAAGGGGAGTCCTGTAATCTTTGCCACTTCAAATACAATCTCATCGTGATCAACTACTCCGCCTTCTTCATCTTTAACTTTAAAACGTGCTGATGCACAATCTATCAAGTCAATGGCCTTATCAGGTAGCTTTTTATCACTCATATATTTGATAGAATATTTGACACTATCAAGAATAGCTTGATTGGTGATCTTAACACCATGGTGTTTTTCGTAATATTTGCGAAGACCTTTTAGAATCTTAATACATGTTTCTTCATTAGGCTCGTCAATAGTTACACGTTGGAATCGACGCATTAGCGCACGATCCTTTTCAAAGTGTTTACGATATTCTTCCCATGTAGTAGATGCAATAACCTTAAATCCGCCTTTGGCTAAAGCAGGTTTTAACATATTTGCCATATCATTACTTTGACCGCTTGATGCACCAGCACCGTTCATCATGTGCGCTTCATCAATAAACAAGATTGCTTTCTTACGTTTTTGTATAGCAGTAAGTACAGTTTTAAGACGTTCTTCAAAATCTCCTCGATACTTAGAACCAGCAAGCAATGAACTAATATCTAATGTATAAACTGTATGGTCTTGAATAAACTTAGGGACATTGCCTTCAACAATCTTACGTGCTAACCCTTCTGCAAGCGCAGTTTTACCAACACCTGGATCTCCAATCAACATAACATTGGCTTTGTGACGTCTCGCAAGTACTAATTGCATCTCCTCAATTTCTTTATCACGACCAATAACTGGGTCAATTTGTTTTTGTTTAACCTTGTTATTTAGATTGGTACAGAAATTATTAATGATAGCTTCTAGTTTGTTTTCAGGAACATTTTCATTTTCTTCACCCAATTGATTTAAATTCTCTTTGTTTAAGTAATCAATAAATTTGTCTTTTTCAATCCCAGAACTACGTAGATAGAAGGCAGCATGACTTTTCTTTTCGTGTAATATGCTTAGGAAACAATCTAATGGTTCAATAGTGGTTCTTCCAGCAAATAGTGTTTGTGTGAATGCTCTGTTAAGCATTCTTTCTACGCTATTTGTTTTCTTTGGTCTAGAATTTAAATCTATGTCAACAATACTAATAAGCTCGTTGTTAATATAATTTTCTAATTTAGAAACTAAATCGTCAACTTTAATACCATAGTCAGTTAGAATACGATTAAAAGTTGGATTACGAACCATACTATAGAGGAAATGCTCTAATGTAATGTATTGGTGTTTATGGTTTATGGCTGTCAGTACAGCATTTTCAAAAATTTGTTCTAATTCTTCGTTTGGTTCAAGCATAATGTTTTACCTTCTTTGATTTTTTAATAGCCAACGCCCATTTTAACTGACTAAGTCTATCCTTAAAAACTACTCCGTTTAAGTGGTCCATTTCATGTAAGAAACAAACACAGTTATACCCTTCAAGTTTATCTGTTTTCTTTTCTCCATTCTTATCAAAGTACTCAGCAACTATTCACGATGGTCGCTTAACATTAGCGTAGACTCCAGGAAAACTTAAACATCCTTCTTCTAGCATACGTATATCAGTACTGCAATCAACAATAACTGGATTGAATACTGCAAAACTATTTTCAGGCATGGAAACATGTCCCATGGTAAACACTCTAGTTTTGATACCTACTTGCGGAGCCGCAAGCCCAATCCCATTATTGGCAAACATGCAAGCCAGCATGTCTATTTCTAATTCTTTAGGATCCATTATTGGATTTTCAAAGTCAAAATCTGGCATGACTTCATCTAATATTGGATTTGGATATTTTATTATTGTTAATGCCATACTAGTATTTAAATTTTATTTTTTATTTGCTCAACTAAATCAAGAACTTCTGTTGACAGATGTGTAGGAATTTGTATATTGACTCTTACATAAAGTTTTCCTACGTTACCTTTATTGTCTTTCATACCTTCATTTTTTAATCCAAGTGTAGTTCCAGATTGCACTCCAGGTGGGATAGTGACTTCAAGTCTTCTACCATCTAAAGTGACAAATGCTACGCTTGTGCCTGTAATTGCTGAAAAACAATCTACCATCACATCTCTTAATAAATTCATTCCTTCTCTAACAAATGCAGGATGTGGCATGACATTGATATTTACTAAAAGATCCCCAGGAGGAAACCCAACATTTGACCTATCTCCCATGCCCTCATATCTAATAGTTACCCCATTGTCTACACCTTTAGGGATTTCTATTTTAATAGACCTTACATTATTACCAGGATAAGTTAATTCTAACTCTTTAGTAACCCCTGTATAAACTTCCTCTAAACTAACATTTAGATTAATATTAAGAGATTTATTTTTTCTAGGAGGTTGGTTGCCCCATTGTGGACCACCAAAGTTAAATCCAAACCCTCTTAAAATATCATCCATGTGCGGATGACCACCAAAATGGAATTCAAAAGGACTACCGCTACTATGGAAATGCTGTCCTTGTCGTTGATTTGGATTAAGTGGATCAATTCCTTGATCTACCATCATACGTTTGTCGTTGTCGCTCAATATGTCGTGAGCTTCGTTTATCTCTTTAAATTTACCTTGGTCGCCCCCGCGGTCAGGGTGATGTTTCATAGCCATTTTTCTAAAGGCTTTTTTTATATCATCCTGTGTTGCTGTTTTTGGTACGCCCAATATTCCATAATAATCTTTCATAGCACTATTATATAACAAAGAAAGGCAACTGTCAAGCTGCCTTTTGAAAGTTAAAGAACATTGTTATGCTAATTGAGCAACTACATAGATAGCAGAAACTAACATAGTTTTCATTTCAATAGAACTTGATTGCTCGGTAACTTCATCTAACCTCGTCAAGTCTCTCATTAATTCTTGATACTCGTCTGCGCTAATTTCTTGTCTATTAACTTGCTCAGTTAACTGTAAAGCAATTCTTGCTCTCTCACCAATTGGACCATTGTCTTGTGATAATGTAATCAAATCATTAATCATTTAGAATCTCCCTAATATTGCCGTTGCGGCTTTTTCAGCTTGAACTTTCATGACTTTCTTTTTGATTTCACAATATGCATCTGAACCTTGTTTTTCAGCAGTACTACGCTTGTAAAATTCATCTACAGTTTCTTGCATTGGTTTAATCAATTTGAGAACATCATTTTGACGCCATCCTTTACTTACAGAATATAATTCAAACCAATCTAAATTATCTTTGATTTTTTTAGCTTGTGGAGCATGGACTTGTTTGCAATCTAGTTGCTCCACACTTTGTCTTACATCAATAATTTTAGCAGATTGATTTGGATCTGAAAAGCTAGGGATAATTTCCTTAATACTAGCACAGCCTGTTAAACTAACAATACTGATTGCAATAAGGAATTTTTTCATTTCTTAACAGCGTCCTTTTTAGCTGGTTCTTTTTTAGCTGGTTCAGCTTTTTTAACATCTTCAGGTTTTGTGCCTTCATGCTTTTTATGGATTTTTACATTCTTACAAACTTCTTTTTCTTTTCCAGTTTTAGCATCTTTTTGCATTACACAAACTTTTTTGGTTTCTGGTTTCGCAGGAGCATCTGCTGCCATAATTGGCATAGCAAATACTGAAGCTACTAACAATGCTACTAATTTTTTCATAATACTCTCCTTTTAGAGTTCTGGTTGGTCAGGTTGTACTGGCATTGGTTTTCCAGTACTACTAGTCATTACTGATGTTGGAGCACTATACGTTGGAGCACTTGCTGGTTTGCTAGGTGCGCCTCCAAAGCTGCCTCCGCCAAAGCTACTTGGGGTGCTTGGTGCTCCGAAACTTGGCGTAGTTGGTGCGCCAAATCCTGACGAAGGTGCGCTAGGTGCTGTAAAGTTGCTTGATGGTACTTGTGCTCCGCCATTGTTTGCTCCGCCTAATTTTTCTTGTGTACGACCAAATGCCGCAATACCTAATACAGCACCCATTGCGATATGGAATAATCCAGCACCTTGTAATGTTAATGGATTCCATTGTGTAATTTGGGTATGTGTTAGGGTTTGTAGTAAACTCCATAAAATTGGAAATACAACCATGTCCATCATACAGACAACCATGTACATCCATCCCATCATTGGACGCCATTTGCTATTCATCCAATCTTCTTTTTTCTGTTCGCTTGCGCTTTTAACTTCTTCGCTCATTTGTCGCTCCTAACCTTTTATAAAAATAGTAACACGCCTTGGGCACTTAAAAATAACCCAACACCTGCTACTGCAAAACTTGCCCAAAACATAGGCATACTAACTGCTAAAATACTTGCTGATAATACAACAATGGCTAGTTGGTATGCTGTTGATGCATAGCCAATCCATGGACTAGACTTCTTGGCTAGTTCGCGATCTGCTTCCATCTTACGTGCATTAACAGCAATTTCTTTCTTATCGCCGTCCATACGTTCTGCTTCTGCTTTAAATTCTTTCTTTAGAGCAGGGTCACTAGTTGTCTTGCTGGCAATTTCATAACTTACTAAACGGTTATTTTTTGCTTGATATTGTGCCCAAGCATTGTTAGCACCTAGTGTATTGTTTAATACTGTGCTAGATAACTTGCCACCGTACCATGAATTTACTGCTAAGAACAACGCAAATACAGAAATGACCATACCTGCCTTGTCTTTTATTTTTGCTTCTCGCTCGCTACGTGAACCTGCTGGGGGTTTTGGTGCACCCTCATCTTTTGGTTCTTTATTAATCATCTTTAAAATGGTATCATGTAATGCCATTTGTTGCTCCTTTATATGCTACTATTTAATTGAATCGTAAATTTTCTTGTTTTCCTGATACCACTCGTTCCAGGCATCAACTTTGGTTTTACATTGATGATACTTACTGTAATTCCTCACTACGACTTCTAAAGTTTTGCTTAACTGAGTAGTTCCTTCTGGAGTTTTTTCTAGTTCAGGACATGCTTCTGCAAGCTCTGGAGGAATAGTAGGAAATTTTAATGTTACTGGAACTGTAGTAGAACAGCCGGTCAAAAATACAAGCGAAACAAGCAAATATTTCATTTTGTTTCTCCTGAATTAGTTTCTGATTTAGTTGGATCACTAGCCGCTTTGTTAAGAATGTCAATAGCAACAGGATCAACTTCGCACTTTGCATCGATTATTTTTTCTACTTCTTTGATTCGATCAATGTACTCAATTTCTTTTTGTTTAATAACTTTAGTTTTATATACAATTTTTTCTTGTATAACGGTATTAACTTGAGCACTTTTTTCTTCTGCTATTCTAATTTTTTCTTCAAGTTGCTTTACTTTATCTCTCCAGCTCATCTCTACTCCGTAGCCACCAAATAGATATGTACCAGCTAATAATACTATAATACCAATTAATTCTGCTGGGAGTTTATATTGTCCCATCAATGGAATCCATTTAACTAATTTGCTGGCCACGTATAATCCAGCACCAATGATCATCAAAATGTAAGTTATCCAAACAAAAATACTATCTGGAATTAAACTTAACATCCATTGAAATTGCCACATATTAGTGTGCTCCAAAAACGTGTAGTGCGTGATTGTAATGCTTGACGCGGTCATCTAATCCAATGTAGCCGCCGTTGATTTTTTTGGTCATTAACTTAATATCGCCTGCATCTGCTTGGACATTTAAATTATTAGTTTCCCAGAACCAGCAAGCACTTTGTACAGCGCCTTCAAATGTCTGCAAATATTCTGCGGCTTCTTCAACTGGTATTTCTAAACTGGCAGCAAACCAAGTATAATTGTCTTTACCAGTTAACTGAATTAATCCACGACCACAGTAACGATAACCGTCACCGCTAGCTTCGTCACCGTTACCCATACGATTGCAATAAACACGATTAGCGATAGCTTCTTGTTTATTTGGCAAACTGGCGTAACGATTAGCTATGGCATCATCTGGAAAATACTTAGGAAAAATTTTACGCAATGTTGCGGCTTTGTAATTTAAGTTTTCTTTTAATGCACGGAAGCCGCCCGACTCGTGAGCGCATTGTGCTAAGAAAGCAGCCACACGTTGTGGTGTATTAATTTCGTATTCCGGTAAAATTTCTTCCAGTGCATGGAACCAGTGATCCAAATAAGGATTGCCAGGAATAATTTGTGCTAGTTGGTCTTTTCTAAAATCAAATGTAAAACTCATTTTTCGCCCTCATAGTGGTTTGACTAGTATTGACTGATCATTTCTTCTAATCATAAAATTTTCACCTAATTTAATTACTTCATAATTTTTAAAAATTTTACTTAAGAAGACAGTCTGAGCATTAGATTGCTCGTCTAGTTTAATATCAGCATTGCTTTCATTCATAACTGTTTTGTAATCACCAATGTTACGAATTTGAAATTTTAGACCGTCAACAAACGGTCTATATATTGTCATAATGTTATTTTCAAAAACAATATCATCATACAATACATCACTTAAAAAAGTTTTCACTTCTTCATTTTTGGACTCTTGAAGAAACATTAAGTATGCTTCAGGAGTTGATGGAATAGTTTCAGCAATTAACGCCATGCTATATGGTTTTCCTTGCCATTCTTTGTGATATCTAAAACGCCAATTATCAATGCCTGTTAATTTAGTTACTCCAGTGATAATTTCCTCAATTCTTTCTGCAAGTTTTCGATCACGTTCAATTTCAACAAATACACTGTATTTTCCGTCTGCTTCTTCGCCGCTACTTATGTCTGCATCTAATACAAATCCGTAGCCTCTTTCAATAAACTCCATTAAATCTAATGCAGGTAATCGATCCTTAACTTTGAAGCTTATTACTGAAACATCTTTATCCTCACCCATTTTACTTTTATAGGTGTCAACTAAAAATGTATCATTAACAAAATGTTCTAAATCTTTGGCCTTTAAGCCTTCATTAAGTTGTTTAGGCATTTGGCTGTATCTCCGCATTTTGTTCTACATTTGCATCAGGCATTGCCTCTCCAATGGAAGATTGTTGAATTCTCATATCATCTGCCATTTTATCATTTTCTTTTTTAACGTAGCCTTGGTAAATGTCTTGCATTAATTTTTTAGGCATTAAAATTGTTACTACCCAAACAGAGTGTTCGTCAATTTTTCCTTTTTTACTACCTGGACGATAGTCGTCAGGGCTTAATACTTTGCGTGGTTTTAATAGTTTGTCTTTTCTATAAAGTACTTTACAGTCGTAATCTAACAGACGTTTGCCACCATCTGGATTAGGCATTTTATCATGCGGCCACATAAAAGAGCATTCAACTGTATATCTATTGACAATTGGGCCTTCAACGAGTTCGCCATCTTCCCAGTTCTCAAAAACATACAAATCAAGCTCGTCCAGTACCCTCTCGAAATCTTTCAAGATACTGATACTGCTATTTGCCCCATAAACCTCTTTAGTATTCTTAATTACGTCGATGATATCTAGCATTTTTTAGTCCTCAATGATATTTAGCAAAAAATTTGGGTATATGAGCTGCCTTTTTTCAGACCTGATTAAATATCAATGCAGGTCGCGATTTACAAGGAGGTGTTCATTGTCAAGAGCGAAACAGCGTGAACGTAACAGTTCACAAAACAGCAATCTCATTGAGATTAAAAAATTTCAGCACAAAAAACGTCAGGTTCATATAGTTCCTCGCAATTTATCGCAGGAAACTTATTTAGAACTGCTCAAAAATCCACGAAAATATATAGTATTTGCTATCGGTCCTGCGGGAACGGGCAAAACTCTATTGGGTGTGCAAATGGCTATTAAATCATTGCAAGAAGGAACTGTCGAAAAAATAGTTATAACACGCCCAGCAGTCAGTGTTGACGAAGAGCATGGATTCTTACCTGGAACGTTGAATGAAAAAATGGCTCCTTGGACTAGGCCCATTTTTGACGTCTTTGAAGAACATTATACTCCGCAAGAAATTGCAGGAATGATGGAAGACGGAATCTTGGAAATTAGCCCATTGGCCTATATGAGAGGGAGGACTTTTAAAAACAGTTTTATTATTGCTGACGAAATGCAAAACGCAACGCCAAGTCAAATGAAGATGTTACTAACTAGACTTGGAGAAAATAGCAAAATGGCGGTCACTGGCGACCTGCAACAAGCCGACCGTCCTACAGCTAACGGCCTAGTTGACTTTATTGAAAAATACAAATCTACTAACACCCATAGAGCCGTAGATTTAGTTGAATTTAATGTTAAGGATATCGAAAGGCATGATGCTGTAAAAGAAATACTAGCACTTTACGGAGACACGTTATAAGAAAAGGGGCAATTTGCCCCTTTTCTATTCTTTAGCATTTCCTTCTTCGTCCACTTCTAACCAAGTATGGTCACCCATATATCTTACACGGGTTTGATAGGCATAATCTTCAGGAGCACCAGTACTCCAGTCTTTTGGTCCAGTGTGGGTCAATAACGTTTTTTCTTTTCTAGTATCCCATACTAACCAATAACATTGGCCCATTACCACTTGAAATTGATACTCAGCGGCATGGACTGCATCAGTAATATCTAATCTTCTTTTGATAGACTCTGCTTGTTTTTGTAAAACTGTAACCAGTTCCATAATTCTGTTATACTCTTGCTGGGCATACATCCTAGCATGATTTATCATTATATCTTTTTGTTTAGATACAGGTATTAAATCAAAATTAGGAGCGCCAACTTCTGTAGGATAAGGAGTTACATTGCGATTAAAAAAGGGGACAAGCGTATCCCCTATTTTTGAATCATAACTGTCTTTTCCTTTGGCAGAATTACTCATTATGGTTCTAATAAATTTATTTTATTTGGAGTTCCGTTCCATTGATCTGCATCAGGCAGTGGATCTTTTTTCCTAGTTATGACAGGCCATTGATTACTTAATTTTTTATTCAAGTCACGCCAAAATGGAACATCTACAGTTGCATCATTATCTGCAACTATCGCATCAGCGGGGCATTCAGGAACACATACTCCGCAATCAATACATTCGTCTGGATTAATAGCTAGAAAATTTGGTCCTTCATGGAAGCAGTCAACTGGACAAACTGCAACGCAGTCTGTAAATTTGCATTTAATACAATTTTCTGTAACTAAGAATGTCATGATAGTCTAGCTAATTTAATTAAAGTTGCACTTAGATTAATTTCTGGATCTGCAATCAACGTATGATCAACTAAGCCTTGTTTAATGATTAGTACTGCTTGGTCCTGTACTTCATCTTCTTTACTAAAAACATCTAAATTGTCATACATCCAACGATAAACACTACCTAATTCTTCTGGTCGAGCACTTGAACAAATTAGCTTACGTGCATCTTGTATCTTACCAGCTTTGAACAATTCTACCATTTTAATTTTCCAATCTTGCATTCCTGCATCATTGGAATTGGGTGCTACTAGTGAATTGTCTCTACAATTTTGTTGAACTAGATTAATACATTTACGTAAGTCTGGATATGTTACTTTAACGTATGTGTCCAAAGTATCTAAATCAAATTCAATATTTTCTTCAACAAGAATTGTCGCTACACGAGCAGTAAATTCTGTTTGATCAATTTTTTCAAAGTGGAATTGTTGGCAACGACTGTGTATTGCAGGTATAATTTGATTAGGATGATTACAAGTCAAAATAAATCGACTTGTACTTGCATACTCTTCCATAACACCACGCATAGCAGCCTGCGCTTCCGGAGTCAGCATGTCTGCTTCGTCTAGCAATACTACCTTGAAAGGACCAAATGGCATCATGCTAATAAAATTAGTAATTCTATCTCTAACTTCCCCAATACCTCTTTCACGTGATGCATTAATCTCTAATACATCATAATCTGGAATTTCTAACTCATTGAGCAGAAGTTTTGCCAAAGTAGTTTTTCCAATGCCGGGACTACCACTTAAAAGTAAGTGTGGAATACTTCCCTGTTTAATCCAAGACTGTACTTGCATACGTTGATTGTCGTCTCTAAAAACATAACCGTCAACTGTTTTTGGACGATATTTTTCTACCCATAACTGTTTCATTTATTAGCCTCTATAACTCGTTGTCTTAATTCTCTTGTTGAAAAACTGTGTTTACGTTGATTAAAATAAAATTCCATAGGAATGTCATGACCAGTGAATTCTTTACCTGCATACTCTTCACCTAATATTCTAACATTAATGGGAAAAGAAAGTAAAATATCTCTAAGTTCTTTTTCAGTACTATAAGGAACAATTTGATCTACAAATTTACAAGCTCTTAATTGCGCCCAACGTTCAAAAAGTCCTTGTACAGGTTTATTTTTGATTCCTGGACGATCAATTGTTGGATCACTTTGTAATCCAACAATCAAAAACTCGCATTGCTTTCTAGCTTCTTCAAGCATCATTACATGCCCTGCATGAAATAAATCAAACGTACTGCAAGTAAAACCTATTCTCATACTATTTCTTCATAGACGCCAAGTAACTCAGCAACAATAAACAAAACACCTGCTATAGCGAACTCACCAAAAAATAAAGTAGCACCTGCTAAAATTCTAAAGCCACTTTTAATAAAACTAATATGTTTATGTTTTACTGGATCTGGATAATTGTTTTCTTCTTTAATTTCTTCCAGCTGAACTAATTTTTGTTTCATCAAATCCAATTCACCCACATTAGCAGTTTTGTCTGCGTCGGTTGGACTTTTAACTTCTTGCGAAACGGTTTTCTTTGATCTTTTTGATGTTTTTTTGCCTTCAATTTGATCTAACTTGCCTTTTAGATCTTCAGCTAATTCTATTTCTTTTTCTAAGTCTTTTGTAGTCATAAGACCCTCCTATTTTCATATATTATAAAGGAAAAGAAAGGGCCTGTCAAGACCCTATGATTTTATTGCTTAGTGCTAAACGGTCGTAAATTTGGAGGAACCCATCCGACCGGTTTCAATACCTTACCGTCTTCACGTTTACGAACTTTTCCGGTATCTTTATCAATTTTGGCAAAGTTGGTCTTCATGACTTCTTTCCAACCCCCTTCTCCATCTGCACCCATACTATGTATAGCACCAATAGTTACAACTAGAATATCTAGAAGTGCGTCTAGAGTCTCCACTGGATCATTATTGCTTATTGCAGTTTTTAACTCATCGTTAAATTCTTCGTCAATTAGCTTAACATACAAATTAAACTGCTCTTGGTTAAAGCCTTCAACTGATTGGTCACAGGCCCGCATAAATTTTTCTTGATCTTTAAATGGATTTGTCATTATTGTCCTGGAATATTAAAGTTCATAGCACCAATTGCTACTCTTTCATCACCATCTTCTGGTTTTTCATCACTTGCTAAAAGCACACCTTCCAAATCAATCATATGAATTTTAATTTCTTCACCTTGATCATTTTCGTAAGTCATTGCTCTAGTCCAACGACCGTGTTGCATAAGCAACCACTGTCCAACTTTGATATCTTTTTGTTCATCACCTACGAATAAAACACGACACCATCTTGGGTGTAATCCACTACTTTTGCCATCATCACTAGTAAGTAAAATACCACCTTTAGTTTTACCCTCGCCAAAGTTCATGTCAGTTACTATAACTTTGTCTTTCAATGGTCTAAGTGTTCCTTTTATTTTTGACATTTACTTCTCCTGTGGCTTTTTTCTCTTAGCAAGTATTTCCTGTGCTTGTTCTGGAGTAATTTCTGGTTCCGGACCAAAATCCTCAGAAAACTCAGTTTCTTGTATTTGTTGAATTTCAACTTGTGTTTTTGCTTCAGTGATTTCGTCTCTTGAACGAACAATCTCACCATTGGGACGTATTTCATCGCCTCGAGCGTTTACACGCATATTTCCCACAGCAGGAACTAGTTCATTAGATAGTCTTAAACTATCAAAATCTATTTCTTTTCCCTGCATTGTCTTATAAATCTTTCTTTCAGCCATGGTGTTCTCCTTGTCTTATACTTATTTTAGAAACTCTCTGACATCTAAATTATATTTTAGACTATCAATTTTGTGTAAACCTATTAGGTATAGACAGTAGCTGGCAACACTACTACCCCTACCAACACCCCAAACTAATTGATTTTTTCTAAACGTATCGACCAAATATTTTGCAATTATCAATATTTGTCGTAAATTGAATTGATGATATAATTCCAATTCATCTTTTACTCTAAAAAATTCTTTTTCAGTTTGACATTGTTCAAATAACCATGTTTCAATATCAAAGTTATTTGTTTCATCTGGTATGAACCATTGTTGTTGATTATTTTTATCAAACTCTTCAATAGTAATGTCTATTTCTTTATTCTTTTTAATTTGAAGATTGATTCCGCAAGCATCACAAGAATTATTGAATTTTTCAACAATATTATCGTTGTCAAATTCAATCATAGATATATCTAAATTTGGATTTTGAAAAAGAGCGTCAATTACTTCTTTTTCAGACCTAATAATTTGACCATACTGATTCACACGCATACATGTATTTTATTACATTTTGCGTTTGATGTCAACCAATATTGATTAGATCATCTAGGTCTTTGCCTAGATCTTTATTCATTGCTTCTATTTTTCTTTGCTCTCTAGATTCTTTTTCAATTTTATAATCTTCTAAGAGCATTAATAGCTGGGTGCTTGCTGAAGGACTTACCTGTAAAACGGTAGTGTATTTTTTAGTAAGATCTCTGATTTTTTCTTCTAACTCGCTATCAGAGATCTTTGATAAATCTATCTGAAGTGGGTGCATTATCAAGCCTGTTGTTGATATACGCCTTCTAAATCTACAAAGGTATTGATACCGCCATCTGGGCTAGAAATTTTAAAGACGTATCGTTGTAGTTTACTATTTGCTTCTCTAATACAATCTACATAATTGGTGTTACCAAATCCTTGTCCTAAGTGTAGATATTGTGTAGGGCTACCTAAACTGTTATTGATAACGCCTTTTTGGAACTGTACTCTTTTAGTGCCAGCCGCTGAAATAATTTCTAGTCTAAATTCAGCATAGCAGTCCACGGGCCAATTATCGATTTGAAAAGTATTTGTTGTATTGTTAACTGAATATTTTTTGTATTGAAAATCGCTAAAAGTAATTACATTAACTGTACCAGCAGAATTTACATCTGGACTGCTTCTTACTCCGTAATTTTTTAATATTAAATTACTTAGGGTATTATTACCCAGATCGTTGTTGGTTGTTTTGTCAACAGAATTTGTGTTAAGATATGTGATCTCAGTTTGAGCTGTGCTCAAGGCTGTTTTAATCCTAGCAAAATTATCTCTAAAGCCTTGACTGTCATTATCCTGTCCAGCTGTAGGAAAATTTTCATTAATTGTGCTAAAAACGATTGCGCTTACGGCTGTCATATGATTTCCCTGTTAATAAACTTAATATATTTATCCCCAGTGCTACCCTGTGGATTTTGAATTATAATTCTATCTATTGTAAAATTCAACTTTTTAAAGTCAAAATTGCTCTTCTTTATCAATTCTAATACTTTGGCACTTTCGCCTGGCTTCAAATAGCAAATTGGCACGGCCTTTACGAAACCTATGATATTACCAGTTCCGTCTTGACTGGTATTCATCCACAGAGGTCTGTAATTATCGTCCTTTTTCAATGCTTCTGTAACAGCTAAGAAATCATCAATTACAGCAACTCGCTCATTGATTAAACCCCAATCTTCAAAAAGAGTAGGAGGGTCTATATTACCAACTAGTCCCCAACCCAACGGCTCGTCACCAACATACGGGCCATCATATGTTGGTAATGTTAGAACACTTTCAATTTTTTGTGAACTAACATTTTCAATCCCTTTTTGCATCAGTGTAATACTACTTGGATACACGGTATCTAATCCAGTGTCGTCAACTGTGTTTTCATTAGTATCCATTCTGAGTTTAGTATAATCAGCTGTTAAGAGATCATATTCAAAATCTAACTTAATTGATTCAGCGACACTGACGTTATTAATTTCGTAAGGATCATTTATTTCAATATAAATTACTTCATATTCAATATTTGTTCCTTTTTTAGCAATAGCAGATTTTACTTCGCCAAAATAAAGTGGTCTGTCGTAATAATTTCTTTGCACAGCACTGGCATATCTTTCAGCACTTGTACTTTCAATTCCACCTAATAATAACATTTTTGGAACACGTTGTACACTAAAATTACTATCCTCTAATCTATAAATGCTGTTCTGTGGAAAGATTACTGGGTCTGTTATAAAATTAAAGTATAAATCTCTTCCTTCTTTACTTAAGAACGGTTGTAGATATATGTTAGTTAATGTTATATTAGAGATGGATTGATATTCAATATTAAAGTCTTTGTCAATAAATCCAACATTTTGTGTGTCGTTAGCCCTAACTCTAAATCTAAATAATTTGTCTATAGTAGTATTATCAGTGCCATCTGGTCCTGCGATTGCAAATCTTGATGTTTCAGATGATATATTAGCATCTATGCTTGTAACAACTCTCTTAGGAAAGAAATATGGTTGCCAATTAGTAATTTCATTTAACCAATTTCCTGAACTTCTATATTGATTCACACAAATATAAAGATTATTCTCAAATGTGACTACATCATTTATTAGATACAGTCTATTTTCTGTGTAATAACTCTTATAAACTGATCCAGTATTTGGACTTATTTTTCCAATGATGTCTCCATTGAGACCAACAGTAAGTTCTGTTGGTAAACTATCCAAGCTCTTTAATGTGCAGGTTATTTCTGAGTTATTGCCGTCAAAGATTGAAGTGTATTTGAACCATACGTCATATTGAAGATTGGTGACTGGTGTTTCGCCATCATATTTTGTATAGAATATGTTTGGATCAAATGCGCCTTTTACTCCGTAAGGCAATCTTTCCAAATATTTCCAAATTCCATTACTCTTCCTCATCACCTTAAAGGTTCCGTTTGATTTAACAACAATTAAACTATAATTTGAACCAAATGAATTTAATGGAACACTGTTCACTACATTTACAGTTACTGGAGTCCATATACCAGCTAAACCTACATATCTAAAATCTAGCAATCCAAAATTTGTTTCGCTAAGATCTATCCAATAATCACCGTTATTTGGTGTCAAAGGTTTGACTGTTGGATAATTTTGTGCTTCCCATTGAAAGGTATTAGGATTATATTTTTTAATCTCTACTTCTACCTTGGCCCATTTAATAAAAACTGCAAGAGCAGACGAGCCATTAGGAACTAAATTATATACACCAGAATTAGGAGCTCTTTCCACTTTATTAAAAAGTTCTTTTTCATAATAAGAACTTGCTTGATAGTCATCATATACTGTTGGAAGATATTGTCTTTCCCAAGTTAAACTGGTACTATTAAATCTTTTTACTGCAACTATTAAGCCATTCTTTTTAATATTTGTATAGACAATTCTAATTGATGCAACGTCACTATATGGTGGAGTAAAGATATAATACCCTGATGATTTTTCTTGAGCCGCAATTTCAACAGCGCCAGTACTGTGCCTTAAACCAAAATTATAATAGGTGTTATCACTATTTCTAAAACTTATTGTAAAGTTACTAATAGAAACATTTATTTTATAAGTTTGTCCCTTTTCTAGAGTTAGAAAAGGATTTAATCCATATCCTTCTACATAAATTTTTCCATTTTGTTCACTGAAATCGAGTTCTATGTAATTTGTTTTGCTAGTTTTTCCATAACCAGGAACTAAAGAATAAAGGATAGAGCTGGAAGGAATAGTTGAAGTTGCTTCAACTTCAAATAATGATTGTTCGTTTGGACTAATACTTCCTAATAACGAAGGACTATTAAACGTTATTTCACCTTCAATATTTCCTTTTACGGTTAGTTCAAATTGTTTAAAAACACTAGCAACTTCAACATCGTCTATCACTCGAACAGACTTGACTGTAAAATTATATGTCCTTGTGATGCTAGGTTGATAAGGTATAAATCCACTTATTTCACCTCCGTCAAAATCTAAATTTAGATAGTTTGATTGGAAACGAGCATAACCTGTGCCTGTAAATGGTGTATACAGTAACGCATCTATTGGATTTATTAAAAGTCTATCAGAAAATAATTGATATTTGAAAGGATCAACTACCTTGACGTAAAAAATTCCGTTGTTTAACTGAGTAGTCCCAGAAATATTAGACAATTTAATTCTATCGCCATTATTAAACACTCTAGATTGTGTAAGTGTTATTGATGCAGGCCTAGTTAAATCAATAGATACTATTTGATATTCAACTGCATTTTTAATTTCATCAGCTGGCCCAAGTTGAGATTCTGTTCCATCAAAGTTTACATCCATTAAACTAAAATATATTTTTCCAATACTTGGAGTTGGATCAAATACTTCTAAATCGTATATAAAATTATTGTCTCCCTTTATAGTAGGAAGAACATTTGGACTTATCCAAATTGGAGATTGTACATAAGTCTTACTGGTGTCAAAATCTTCAGTATCAGAACTAATAAATGTAGTGTCAACACGTAAAGAATCTTCACTCTTAACCAGTATAGTATAATTTTTGGTGTCAGTTTCTTCACCATTACTTACAGTAACAGCAAATTTATAAACTCTAGAAATAATTTTTGCGCCCGCCGTAGGTAGACCAAAACTTATCAAAGGTGGGGAAGAATAACCACTACCTGTATTAATAATTTCTAATGTTGCGACAGAACCATTACTGACTACTGCGGCCAATTGGGCACCAGATCCGCTTCTTAAGTTACAAGTTGCTTCCGCACCATTACCAGTGTTTTGATTCCTAAAAGTTATAGTTGGAGCACTAGTATATCCAGTTCCAGGATTGGTGATAACAATCCCTGCTACACGTTTTCCTAATGTTTGATACACTATTGGATTTGCAACACCACCGTTTATTACTGATGTTGGAACTTCTTCAGAGGAATCTCCACCATCAAGAATTGATGTTGTTGGTGAGCCACTTTGCTCCCCATCAATAATAGAATTGAACAACGGCACTGGAGCTAGGTCGTCTTCCATTACAGCATAGCCAGTAGCAGTTACCCCGCCTGGAACTGGACTTAAACTAAACAACACTTCAGGTGCGGTAGTATATGCAGTTCCTTTGTTTACAATAGTGATTTGGTTAATTGACCCGCCAATAATAACTTCAGGATCTAAAATATATCCGTTACCACCATAGTTTAGTAAAGTACTATTAATTTTTCCTTGACTAACAGTAACAGAAGCTAATGCTGGTTCAATGGTAGATGAATAATCGTAAGGATTCATATCATAGTAATCTCTATCATACGTTCCTTGAACAATATTAGAATCTAAATTCAAATCATCATCAATCGTTCCATAAAGCAAGCCAGTTTTACTTAATTTTAATCCTGGTGGCAGTTGACCTGATCCTTCTTCAATATAAAATTTTAAACTTTGTCCTTGAGGAATTGATGGTGAAGTTGCATTAAACTGATAACTTATAGTACTTTTGTTTAATATATAATTTTCGTTAGCATTTACTAAATTTAAAGTTCCTTCTGGATCTAATAGAACGGGCGCAGTAGAACTTACAATTACTAATTTAAAAGTTCTATCTTGAATTAATTTTGAGTTATTTGGGCCAGTAAAATTAGAGGCTCTTAGAACAAAATCATATTCTTTATCTATGCCTAAATCTAAAGGAATACCAGAAATAAACCAAGTTAGTTCGTCATCAACAGTTCGATTAGTCAATTTTAAACCAGGTGGCAGAGTCTTAGAAATTAATTCAACTGAAACAGCGTTGTCTACACTTAGAGACAATTCTATTGACACACCTGCATTTAAGGATGAAATTAATCCTGATTGAGTATTCCAATTTGGTCTTAACATATATTACGCCACGTTAGCGGTTCTCCACCAAAATCCGTCCAAGAAAATAAATGTACTTGAACCATTGGGATCAGAAGCCGCAATATTCACTGTTCTTGATGCGCCGTTTATTTTACCTCTTAATACAAGATGTCTAGGTCTTGTATCTAACGCATTTCCATAATTACCCCTGTCAAGCATTATAATTGTCTTATACTGTCCTTGGGTTCCGTCGTTCATAAAACCATAGGCTAAGGCAGCATTATCATCTACCCAATTTAGTGTCCTAACAAATGTTACAGGCGTTGTTACCGGAATTTCAACTTCTAATGAATTTGCGGCAATTTCTACAATATTTGATCCAGTAACAAATAATCTACTGTTAGTGGTTAATTTAAAGTCTCCACCAGTAATTACTATAGAACCACCACTACTTCCAGGCACAAGATTGATATTATTACCAGTTACAGTTTGTTGTATTTCATTATTAGTAATATTAATATTACCAGCTTTAGCAACGTTGGCAGTTAGTGTTCCAGAAACAGGTAAATTTCCACTAACAGAAACACCAGATATAGTTGTTTTTAGACTAATCTGTACACCATTCACTGTTGTAGATGTGTTAATGTTTGTACTTCCAGAAATAGTTACAGTTGTTCCTTTAACAACAGTTAAACTACCTCCTGAGTCACCTGCAATTGGGAAACTCTGTAAACTTGCTGTGTAAACTGAACTTGTTTGATCATCAACATATTTCTTAGATGTAGCATCGCTATTATCAAGTGGCACAGTTAACGGTAAATTAGTAATCCTCTTACCACTAACATCAACTGTTGATGCAGGATTTAAAATAATTTTTGTTGAAGAAGAAATGGTTTGATCACCAGTTCCTGTTAAATTAATAAATCCTGCTGAAACAATTCCAGTAGTAGTTATATCGTTGGTTGAAGAAATAACAGATGCTGTTTCTAATCTATTACTGATAGTAATAGCAGTGTCTGCGGTATTTTTTTCTATAGTGGTTACTTTTAAAGATGTTACCTCAATACCACCTGTAGAAGTTCTTTTAACCAATGAGTTAACAGTGCTGGTTGTTGATTCAGTAATGTTTAAAACCCCAGCACTATAACTTAACGAAGTTCCAGGCGTTACTGAAATCGCACCTCTTGCTCTATCATCAGTATAATATAAATTATTAACTTCACCAATGTCAGCAGTGGTTAGTGTTACGTTTTGTGTTCCGTTAAAGTTTTTACCGTTGATTGATCTTGTTGTTTGTAGAGCAGTGGCAGTACTAGCATTACCAGTAACATCACCAGTAACATTTCCGTTTAAGGTCGCTGTAATGGTGTTTGTGAATTCAAGACCAGACAAATTACTCTTAACAACAACTATTTTTCCTGCATCACCAACTGCATAACTAATAGGAGTATCTGTTAGATTTAAGAAAGTTGTAGCACCGCCACCTCCGCCACCTCCACCACTTGGCGTAGTCCATTCAAGTAAATTATTTGGATTAATACCATCAGGAGTCCTAACTGCTAAAACTTGACCTGGAGCGCCTATGGTTTTTGGAAAACTGTACCCACCAAGAGCAGGACCTTTACCAGCCGGTTGTGCATAAGCCCCGTAAAAGTTAATATAAGTATCAGATCGTTCCGTATATATAATTAAATCGTTTATGGATGGTTGTTCACCAGTGCCAGCACCGTTTAAAACTCTGTAAGGTCTAATGGTAGAATCTAAAATATCAATACCTTCGCCCAAAGTAACTCGTCCATCACCTCTAGCAATTATTACATCTAATAGATAAGGGTCGTTTGGTGAAAAACTTCTTTTCCTAACTCTAGTTACAAATGTACTAAATTCTGTCTCATTAGGTAATGTAAATGCTGGATCAGAAAATTGTTCGTAAGGTTTATAATTTAAGATTCCTAAATAACCTTGTAACTGATATTCTGGCTGTGTAGGCAAATTGAGAGGATCGTAATTTGGTAGGTCTTCGTCAATAGTATTAACTGATTCAAATGCAATACTAGTGCCTAATGGATAAGACTGACTGGAATTAATACTGGTAGATCTTAATCTTAAAGATTCAGACATACCAAAAGTTTGTTGTTCCATAGACAATATTGTAGAATTGCCTAAATCACTAATACTAGGAACAATAAAACCGCTTATTCCTCCTGGATGATAAAACGCATTAGCAATTAATGGAAATTTTGAAATACTATCTGGCGCAGTAACTGAGATAGTACCAATTCCTGTAATATCATTACTGTTTAAATTTAATCCACCTGTACTCAATGTACCTGTTAAAGAACCACTGAATGTTCCAACATGTGATCCAGTAATGGTGGCAGGACTGGTGGCAGTATTAACGACCACAGTATCTGGTACACCTAATCCTTTAATATTAACATTACCGTAGTGTATACCAGTAGTGTTTCCTGCTAGCGGGCCTATAAATCCATTTCCTGTTGCATTAAAGAGAGGTGCAGTTACTGATGTTGATGCATTGACTGTAGTTGCAGAAACTGATGCTAAAATTGAGTTGGCACGTACAGTTAATGTTCCATTTAATAATGTTGCACTAGGAAAATTTCCAGGACCAGAACTTCTACCTACAGTTAGATTATCTGTTAGAATAGAACCAACATGTGAAATGTTACCTGTTCCTGTAATATCATTGCTGTTTAAATCTAAATCAGCACCTAATTTTGGTAATTGATCATTGATTAAGTTAAAATCGCCAGATATGGTTAATTCATTACTTACGATTTGCGTAGATATAAGTCCATCACCTATGATTCTAAAACTTGAACTAGGTGTTTGCGCTTCAAAATAGGTGTTTGGATCATCACCGTAAATTTTAGTAAAAGCTGATGGGGAAGTAAATGTATTTGTTATTCTTACAACATTCCCCTCAACAGTTAATGCAATGCCCGGACCACCTGCAATGGTCCTAAAATTTAGAACTTCATTGACTTTTCCAGCATACACTTCACCAGTACCGCCCCCCAAATTAGCTCCGTAATTGGTTTCTCCACCAATTGTAGCCAGTAGTTGAAAGTTGTCGTTTACCTTTAAAAACGCTGATCTTAGATCGTCACCTGTGCCGTCATTGGGATTTGTGCCGATGTTTACGTACTGAATGCTCATATTTCGTTCCTATTTCTAGTATTTACCGTTTACCAAGTTCCGGCGCTCCAGGCTATACGTTTCCAAATATTTCCACCAGAAACATAAGCAGGATCAGTGCTGGTAAATGTTAGCGGAAAATTAGCATTGTAGGCCATACCACCAGTGCCAACATAGGTATAGTTAGCGTCTGAACTAACAGAAACCACTGTAGAGGTAGCACCGCCATCACCGTCTGATATTGTATCTCCAACTGTGATCTGCTCAGTATCAGAAGTTTTAGTCAATTGGAAACTGTTAGTATTTGCACTTGTAGCACCGTTATAGAGTGTGGCCACTGTAATCTGATGCCCAACCTGACCGTAGTCGGCTGTACAATAATAGATATAATTGTCATCAAATGCTAGATCGCCTTCCTGATCGCCTACAGCACCTGTACTGTGAGTAGGAGCAGTGACCACTCGTCCTCCAGTCCAGGCTGTGGTCTGTGTAGTATTGTCATCAAATCGTAATCCACCACTAGCAAGATCAAATGTGCCATACACATTAAAATCCCATTGGTGCATGGATGACTCGCCCATTCCGTCGTTTTGCTGATAGTTGACAGAGATCTGGCCAGCTGATACATAAACCCCGCCGCCGATAAGTCCATCCAAAGGTCCGCCAACCATTGGAGTTTCGTAATCAGACTGTAGTCTAAATCCTGCTGATGTTGCTGATATGATTTGTGAATTGCCAGGAACGGTTAGATCGCCATTGCTGCCAAACAGCCATTCTTTGCCGTCGCCTTGAGAATCTGTTAATAGACTGACATTGCCCTCTGCTTCAACATTGAAGTTGGTCATGCCTCTAAATTCGATGTTACCATCGGCACTATCCAATACAGAACTGTTAGGGAAAACTAAAGTACCGTCAGATTCAAATGCCCAAACTTTATTTGTTGCCGCTACTGCATCAGTCGTGACGACTTCAACACGACCTTGCGTGGCACTACTATTTGTCAAAGTGATATCTGCTATAGACTGTCCTGCGTAGCCTTCTGCTGTAGTCTTGAACAAGATGCTGACGGGTGTACCTATTGTGCCGTTGGTCAAGCCAGTCCATCCCATTCCTACCGATTCAACAGCACCACCTGATGGGAATGTTAGACGACCATCATTATCAAATGTCCAAATCTTTGTGCCATCTTCGCCAGCATCTGCGGTAATAACTACACGATCGTTGGTATCACTAACACGCACATTATTCTTCTCGCCACCTAAAAATAAGTCGGCGGTGCTAGAATCTATAGTACCACCTGCTCTAATGTGTACATGTCCTGGTTCACCGCCAGTAGGTTCAACAATGATATATTGTTGACTACCTGTCCTTCTTAAAGTTTCATCAGGAACAAGTTTGATAGTATCATAACCATTACCATCAGCACTATCTCTGTCACCACCGTAGAATGTACCTTTGTTTAGAACCTTGCTGTTAACATGTGTTCTTATACCGTCAAACATTAACAGTTCTAACTTGTTGTTATCACCTATAAACAACCCTATTTCGCCATAAGGGCGAACTTCACCAGTGTTGTTATCATTGCTACCGTTACCATCAACTTGGCCGGTTGGTATTCTATATATTTTTGTCATTTAAGTTGCCCCTGATTAATCCCAATATTCTGAACCGTAGAATACAGTGGCGCTCCACTGTACTTTTACAGTAGAGTTTTCGCCGTCTATACGCTGATATTTGAGTTGATTCTCGTCGTCCTGATACCATAGTACAACGTTTTCGCCGTCACTACCACCACTTAACACTTCAGTGTGAGCAACATTGTAATCTCCGCTATCTTTGGCAATGTGTATAGTTCCAATCATTGTTCCCGAATCGCTGATATATGCGTGATACTTGATAATAGCACCTCGAAAATTACTGCTACCTCTTGGAAGGTCTGCGGCGTCCCACCATGCTACTGGATCACCACCTACATCTCTCCTTATGTAGAAAGGAGCATCCTCTACTTGAATTGTTGGATTGTTGGCATTGACATAGTAGAACATCCAATTATTTCCGCCATCGCCATTAAGAGTGGCTGGTCTAAATGTCACGTTGTCAAAAGATATGTACCATGTAGCTGTAGTAGGAGTATTGTAGTAAGGACTGATAAAGGCATTTATTTCTGTGGTTTTCTTGACTCGAAGTTCATAAGCATTGACATTTGTGTATGTTGCCCCAGTAATTTCTTGTCTATCTCTTGATGTTACCGCCACGCTCTTGTAACCATATACTTCTTCAATCCTACGATTGCCTGTACTTTCAAGTTTAACACGACCAATACCTTCGGCAGATTTAAGAATAGTACCATCTGCGAATCTAACACCTTCTTCTAGTTTAGTGAGATTAATCTCTCTACGGGTATAGGCAAAGCCGCCACCTTGAGAACCTTGTGTCCAACTATCAAACTTTACAGCATAATACTTGCCGTTGTTTGGCAAATACATCACGCACTCTGTGCCTACAATTTTGTTACCTAACCCACCAAATCCAAATGCCGCATATAAAGGCAAGTAGTTCCTTGATTCAACATCTGACAAATCAGTCCATCCATCAATGTTCCACTGTGTACCGCCTGGACTGACGTCACTGTCCCACGAACCTTCTCTGTATGGATTGTAGATACCATTGTTGCCATCACGAGTAATACCAACACCTGCTCCTTCCCCGTCATCTTCGATTAAGATGTCAACTTCGTCGCCGTTGTCACTGTGAATAAAAGTTACAGTAGGACCTGCCCAAGGTGTTCCAACTACATTAAGGTGTGTTACAGCATTAGTGAATGTCTGTTGGGGTGTTCCACCGCCTAACAGATTGCCTGCTTCTGTGGTACTGCCACCGTCCGCTCCGCTGTTACCTGTTGTTTCAACATAGGTGGCCGCATTGTCTCTAACAAACAGAGCAAACATGCTGTCCTCATAGGCAAAACTATAAGTAGCACCTTCGCCAAACGCTGTGCCATCTGAGACTGTGTTACCATTGTTGTAGGCAATTTGATTAACAAGGTTAGTGTTAATGTAGTTTGCGTTGTCATATTGATCGGCACCACCGTCACTGATATTGTTATTTGGCCATAGTTGTGGAAGTGTGCCTTCAACTGTAATATTCATTGGACCAGTAACTGTAATAGTCATGTCGTTATCAGGCGATACTCCGCTGATAAGACTTGTACCTAATAAAGTTAATACATCTCCTGTGACATAGTTGCTGCCAAAACCAAATACACTTGGTGATATACTACCATCATTGTTTAAGGATAATGAAGCAATTCTAAGTCCGCTACCTACTTCGTAGTTTGTGCCGGACACGCCTAAAAACTGAAGATCAGGACCAGCCATTACTCCGTCTGCTATAACTCCGACTATTTCTCCTGCGGTGGCTGTTGTTACTGTGACTATAACATCGTTGGTGGGACTGGTTCCGCCTACTTGATCTCCTGTTATCAAAATCTTGTGTCCTGGGAGATAGTTGGTTCCTCCCAGTAATACTGAAAATGTTATAGCAGACGCACCGTCAGACCCAATGGCAAATGTAGCACCACTACCTTCTCTAGTAGTAGTTGCTCCAGTTAGTTCGCCTGCATCAACTGTACCAACATTATTGTTAAGGAATTCAAAGTTAGCATACAAACCTCCTGCGGCTGAGGCTAAAATTTGATAGTTGTTGGCAAACTGAGTTTTCATACCGTCTACGGTATTGAATGAATCTTCTACACCTTCAACTAATACAACATTGTCAATGGCTGCTCGAGCAAAAGTCTGTAATGTTGCTTCAGACTTAGGACCGTTTTCGTTACCGTAAACAATAAACATAGCGAGGACATCACTGTCTGCCAGTCCGCTTACACGGAAGTCATCGTTATTGCCGGTCGGATCAATGGTCACAGTTACCGTGGTTGGCTTGTGTATAACGATCTTGTTGACATTAAATTCATCGCTGTTATTGTTGCTGTGTACCACGCCATAGCTAACTTGTAGTCCTTTGTAGAGTGTTGGAGGCACAGCAGGAACAGTGATAGAACCTAATCCACCACCTCCACCTCTTATGTCACTTGTAGCATCGCTGTCTTCTGGATCTTCTTGCTCATTTACTTCACCAGGATTGATAACTTTTGTAGCAATAAATTTACCATTTACGTTTGAGAGTTTGATATCGTCTAAGTAGATACTGCCACCAGCAGTATAAACGTGACGCCATTGTTTATCAGGAGCACCTAAATCTCTGGTGTTATCAGTGTCAGGTACAATGTTAGCAGACACAGCTGAAAAATTTGTTACTTGATCATCAAAATATGGCAGAGCTCTCCAAAGGGCTACCCCATCACCTATTTTTAATTTTTTATTTGTTAAATCATAGCCAGGTTCACCTTCAGCTAGTATAGGATTGTTGTCATACCAATTTTGATATGTATCCCTACGTAATTTAATTTGAGTTGCCATTTTACCCGTTCCTTATTTTTAAAAACTTGTAGATGCGTCACCGCCGTCTATATTTACTGTAAAATTCAGTTTATTATTATCGTCATCATAATCAACTGAAACCCCACTGTGATCACCATTTGTGACCATTGCGGCAGCATAATCTTGTGCTATTTCAGTTAATTGTCCTTCAGTTCCACCTGTTAAAGTATACAATTCGTTAAAATTGTCATTTATTTTATTAAATGCTACACGCAATGGATCTCCATTGCCAGCGTTAGCACTACTTCCAATGTTGATAGTTTTTTTAGCCATTATAGTCTTCCTACGACAACTTCAATAACGCCTTCGACACCGTCAAAGTTTTCTAAGGCTTTACCAATAATTGTACCAATTTTAGGATCGTTAGTTGGTCGAGCATAACCTCCTCCTGCACTAACCATCATATCACCTTTACGAATCTTGCCGCGAACTTTACATGGCACACGACCTTGTAAAGCAACTGCTACAACAAATTCTCCTGGATGTCCATTACCCATCAAGTAAGCAGGATCAGTTGATACTACTCCAGCTACTCTGCGTGTTTCATCTTCTGCTAAGGTTACTTCAAATTCACCACCAAATTCTAAAACTGTGCCAGGTTCATATTGTTTATCTGCAACATAATTTTCAGCTAAGTCTTTATAGTTTGCAAAATTAGCAGTTCCATTAAACAATGTTGCATTAATTGTGCCATTACCACTGATAATTGCTAGTCCACCAACTCCGCCTGGAGCCGAACTAGCTGTTGGTGTATATGTTGTTCCGTTTAAATAAAGACCATCAGCCGCAGTTGCCCTTCCAACAAAACCAACACCACTAGTAACTCCAGTACTTGCAGTAAATGTTTGAGCATTAATACTTCCATTACTGGTTCTTCTAACAATAGTATTGTTTACAGTAGTAGTTTCAGCTAAGACTGAAACAGTTCCAGCCGCAGAACCGTTAAATGTTATATCAACATTTCCAGAACCTCTAATAGCAATATCACCGCTACCTAAACCAGTACCTGTTAGACCGTATTCTAATGCCCCGCCAGTTTTGGCGTATGTTGCAGTACCATTAAATGTTGCTCCAGTATTAATTTGTGATGGCGCAGATGTAGAACCAAATGTTCCGTCACCATAATGATTAACGCCATAGAAACTATTTGCCCAAACTCTTCTAAATCTTAAAGTAGCACTTTCCCCAATATCAAGTCTGTCATTTTCTGATGGAACAATAATACTATATTGAGCGTTAGTTAGTAATTGTGGTGTAAGAGTTATTTTACCTCTCATTGTACCACCATTCTTTAACAATGCACCATAAGAAACACTGCCATCTTGTCTTGCTGCAAGACCAGAAGATGTACCATTAGGTAATAAACCTCCTAATGTATCATCATTAATTAATGCCACAACAGATTCTTTTGATAAACCTACGATGTCTTTTAAATTTTGAGCACTAAGTTCTGTTACAGTTCCAGAACTTGTATCATTTTCTGTACCAACTCCTAAGAATCTTCCTAAAACTTTAAAGTTACTAATATGTTGTAATCTATCAAGTCTAACCCCAGTAACTTTATTTGTAGCTTGTTTTAATGATATAAATCCGCTATTGGTATTGAACTCGTCAACTAGGAAAGCAGAAACACCATAATCACTTGCAGTGGTGTTAGAAGCAGAAGTTTGTACGTTGGCTCTATTTAATGCTAGTTTAGACTGTAGAATACCAGCACCTGCTTTAACATTGTCGTTTCCTACAGGGGCATCTGCTCCAGTCTTAAGTGCGATAGTAACTGAATTTCCAGTTCTAGTTATAGTGACATTACTTGCAATACTTACACTGGCATTCACCATAGAGCCGCCAGATCCTAACGGAACATCACCAGTGAATACTAGTAAATCACCACTTCCTGGAACACCTGTTATAGTAACATCAGATATCTTATTGATAAAGTTTTTACTATCAAAATAATTTAATGTTACTAAATCAGTTGTTTGAATTGGATCTGCACTACCAGTAACTCTATTTCCGTTAAGATTAATGTCCTTCTGTATAGCAACAATAACAGCACTTGCAGTTGCACCACTGCCACCTTGAAGTTGTACGCTGAAGGAAGCAGGAGTTACAGGATTTCCACCGGTTGCAGTGATTGACGGTGCCCCTGTGTATCCAACGCCACCATTAATGATAACAATTTGACTTATTTTTTGTGTACTTCCAGAGCCTTCCATTACAGCATAACCAGTTGCTCTAATGCCACCTACTGTTTGAGGTACACTGAATGTAATTGTTGGAGTAGACGAGTACCCAGTTCCTTGAGATAATAGATTTACACTGGCTACACTACCGCCAATGATAACTGATGGAGAACTGGTATAGCCATAGCCAGGAGTATCAATAATTATTGATGCAACACCCCTTGGATTAGTTCCTGCCTCTAATACAGCTCTACCAGTTGCTCCTGTGCCGCTAGTAGAATAAAATACTACGGCAGGAGGAACAGTATAGTTTGCACCGTTGGCAGTTATAGTTACAGAGCTTACACTATAACGTGTTGTAGTATCATTTAATGTAAAACCTGACCAACCTGTTCTAATACCGCCAGTTGATATAGATTGATCTACATATACTTTATTAGCGGCATCCAATGACAATGTTGGTGTTTTTAAATTGGTAATTTTATTTGAATTTAGATCAATTCCACCTCTGTTGGTAAACACACCACCAACATTAGTGTTATCGTCAATCATTGTAAAAGCTCTAACTCCAGTTCTTACACCAGTGGTAGTTATAGAATAACTACCATCAAAATCAATTGTGCCTCCAGCAAATACGTTGTCAACGTATTTTCTATTGACCAAACCAGTGCCATCAGTGCTAGTACTATTAATAGCATTTTCTATGCTATTAAATCCAATATCCATGTCTCCTTTCATTACACTAGTACCATCTAAGGTCATCAAACCTCTGTTTGGTGTTAATGTATTGTCAACAGTGAATCTACCAGCAATAATATTGTTGATGTAAGTTTTAATGGCTTTCTGTGTTGGGACAATGTTATCGCTGTTGTCGTCCATTTTCTGATCACCAGAGAAAGCACGTACAGTTTCACCAGTTAAGAATGTTAATGAACTAACAGCACTCAAACCAATCTTAGCGGCAATAGTAACACTACCATCACCTTGATTAACGTTGAAGTAACTTCCAACTCTAAAGTTACCGTCTTGATCTGTAGATACGTGGAATACACGACCTGTGCCAATTTCTTGAACGATTGCGCTTGAACTTGGTGTATTATTTGGAGGACCATAAACGTTATTAGGATAATTAGAATCGTCATAACCACCAGCACCAACTTGTAGGAAGTCATGTCCTGTTGCACGTACAGTTGAGAATGTAGTGGTAATACCAATTACATCTCCTGCAAGATGTCTTGAATCTAAATCAGTGTTTAAGTCAAATAGATAATTAGCACCAGGACCTGAAACAGTTATTGCAGTTCCAGCAGGAATTCCTGCAGTCAATAATGCACTAATTTTTATCCTATAACCAATTGTATTCTGTGACTCATCAAATATCTGTGTAACAGTTCTAATAATAGTGTCTTCAGTAACACCGTTTACACCTTTAGTTGGAATTCCTGGACCAGTTATTATTCCTCCATACTGTAAGCTGGTTGCTGTTGGAGGGAATAATAATGATTGCAATGTGTCTTTAATTTGTGGTTCTTGTATTATATGTGTGCCAGTAGTTCCAAGAGAAATAATTGAAGTTATTTGGGACATCAATTGACCAATACGTACTCCTGCACCTGTTTCAGAAATTAAAGCATTATCAATATTCTGCGCAACATATGATGCTCCTTCAGGGTCTTGATAACTTCTAGGTATTCCTAATTCTCTAGCAGGTAATGCAGTCAATCCATCTTCTAATACTTCTGCAATTATTTCAAACAACACTTCCATTCTGTTGTCATCAACACCAGCTACGCCAGCTGTTCCACTTGTGTTTTGTAGTAACGGATTTCCTAATTGTCTTGTTACGGGATTTTCTAATACAATTAATTTAGCAATTGATTTAGCATGTCTAATTGCAGAAACAGTTTGTAATTTTTGTGTTTCTAAAACTACGTCTGAACTAGCACTGCCGTCATAGTAAGCTTCAACTGCAATTCTAGTTTTAACATTACCGCCATATTCTAAATCATATGCAACTGCATCTATAATATAACCAACGTCTCTTCGACACTTGGCTTGATTATAGGTAAATCCACTACTGTAAGTAGTATTCAAATAAGAAATAACACCGTTCTTAATAGTATTAAGATTGTTTAATATTGTTATCCTGCTGTTGTTAGCAGTAGTATAATTTGCACCATTAGTATATGATGGTGATATGGAAGTTGGAGAGGAGCCAACACCAAACTCTGCAATAGTATTAACAACTGTTAATAAATTAGAAACAGTTGTTCTAGAAGCAGCCGATCCAGAAGCTAAATTAGTATTTTGATTTGCTGTATTTCCAGAAGTTTTTACAACAGCTTGTGCTTGTAGAACTTGATTTACTACATCTTTCAAATGATTGAAAGCAATTATAGTTACATCTACTTGGCCCTGAATTAAGGTTACAGCACCATTCCAATATGCACTGCCTGCTCCTATACTTGCAGTATTTCCTCCGTATAGGGTATCAAAAGAAACGGCATCAAGTATATATTCAACATCTCTAATACATAGTTGTGGATCATATGAATATCCGCTGAACGCTGAGATAATATAATCAGATACACCAGATATAATAGTTGTTTTATTATTATTGATACTAGTAACCGCAGTAATTAATGTTGATTCAACTAAGGAAATTGAAGGATTCACTACTGCTGGAAGTGTATTTAGATTACCAGCAGTGATTACGCCTTTAATTATTTCTATGTTTCCACTAGCAGTTGATGCTTCATTTGATGAACCAAAACTACCAGTTCTATTCTGTGTTGAATTGTTGCCACTTGATCTTGCAACAATGGTTCCTTGAATTACCTGTCCAACAACAACTTGCAGTCTAGAGTACGCATTCAATGTGGCTACTGCTTGCCCAGCACCTAATTGACTAGTTGTTCCTACAAAGTATGCCTCAGCGGCTCTAACACTTGCGCTGTTTCCTCCGTAAAGTATGTCATAACATAATGCATCAACAATGTACCCAACGTCACGACTACACTTAGTTTGGTTGTAGTTTGCTGGAGGATTGTTGACATTAACGAATGCTATAATTTCAGATTGAATAAACGCTCTGTTTTGTTGTAATTGATCTTTGGCGTTAATTTTTTCTTGTGTAGCTCCAATTGGGGTAGGATAAGTTAGAGCTGGTGCAGTACCGCCGTTTAATAAACTAACAACAGTGTCAAAACTATCAGTTACCCTGGACAATGCGATAGGATCAGAGTTAACTAAAGTTTGAGTTAAAGTTTTAGCTTTTAAAATACCTTGTGTAGTTTGAATCTTTTGTTCAGTTTGTAGATAATTTGAGTTAGCTCTTTGATATGCTAAACCAGCAGTTACAGAATTAAAATTTGTTCCAAAAGCTGTATCATATCTGGCAGCATCTATAATATAACCAATATCTCTTTCACATTTGGTTTGAATTGCAGGAGTGTAAGTGTACCCAACAAAATTATAATTTACAAATGCAATAAATTCTTCTTGTAAAAATTCTTGATTTGCTCTTAGTAAATTCACAGAATTTAAGACACCAGTGTCCACTACTGCCGGATTAGCAAATACTAACTCAGCATTATTTTGACCACTATTAATAATTCCAGTTACTAACCCAAACTTGTTGGTAATATCAGTAATGACAGCTGAATTTGTTATCAATGCTAGTGCCAAATCTCTTGCTTTATTAATACCTGCGATTGTTGGTATTTTTTGATTGGCAATAACGTTAGAAGAATAACTTCTTAGATAAGCTAATCCAGCTGTTATAGATCTATAATTTGTACCAAATATTACGTCATCTAAAACATAGTTAATGATTATTTCTACGTCTCTCTTACATTTTTCTTCGTCGTAGTTAAATCCAGGAAATTGATTATTCAAATAAGCAATTACATCTTCTTGTATGAACTGCTTATTGTTAATTAATTGTTGTACTCCGTTTAAATTTGAGCCATTATATGGTAGAGGTAGTTGTGTTCCCACAGCACCAATGTATTGGTTTACAACATATTGTGCTACCTGTGTTGCATAATTAATTGCATCAACAGTGATCCCTTTTTGTTGAGCCAATACTAGTGCGGCACTTGGATTACCTTGTTGATAGTAGCTGGCACCTGCTCCACGACTTCTAACATTGCCTCCATAGGTTAAATCGTAAACTACTGCATCAATGATGTATCCAACATCTCTGTAACAAATATCTTGATTATATTCAAAATTTGGATATATTGTTGACAGATAATCGATAGTTTCTTGTTGTATGAATGTCTTATTGGCTGTTAACTTTTCTACAGCGTTGGCATTAAATCCAACTAAAGGTGAAGCAGATTCAGTTAATAAGTAAGTTTCAACAGTTGTGCCACCATCTGAAGTTTTTCCTAAAATACGATAGATACTTGGATCATAGTTACTAGCAGAGAATCTCAAAGCAGAGCTATTAATAATAGGTGGGTTATTTGTAATTTGACTTACAGATACAGACCTTAACTGATATAGATTAAATGGATAAGCTCGAGGTTTATTATATGCATCATTAAAAGTTTTAAGAGCAATATTTAAAGCAGGATCAATACTAATGTTCCAATAACTATTTCTAAATGTAAAAATAGTATTACCAGGGATAGAAGCAGTTAAATTCTTATCCAATGTTAAATCCCAGTATCCGTCAACTCTTGTAAATTGAGCAGAAGCTACTTGGTTTATCATTTGATATGTTAGGGCTCTATCCAATGCTATTGCCCATCGTTGAGTCCCAGAGTCATATGTTGGAGTTCCTACTACTGTGTATCTAGCATAGTCTTGTTCTTCTAAATTGGTATCTAATAGTTGGAAAGTCCATCCGGCTTTTGGTGCCCAAGGACTTAATGAACTTGTGATAATTGAATTATCAATTGGAGAAGTAACGTTGGCAATGTAAAGTGTTGTTGCGCCTGGAGCATTATCTGATTCTCCTAATCTTGGACTAGCTTGGAATTTAATTTCCCTAGCAGTTATTCCTGTGACAGTGAAAACACTGTCATTGTCTTCATCAACCACAGGGTTGGTAGCGGACAATACAAACTGCATGTTTAATACTGCTGGACGTTCTAATTTATAAACTTTTAAAATATTTTGTCCAATAGCGTTGTCACTTATGGTGTCAAAACGAACAACACCTGTGATATTTCTTTCACTTGGATTTCCCTTAACAGTATAAACTGTACTTGGCGCATCTTCAACAAAATTAGATATTGCTCTAGCAGGTAAATCACCAAAGTTGTATACTCCTAAATCATTGGCGTATAACAAACTATTTGTACCATTAAGAGTAAATGTTTTCTTATCTACTACAGTAATAGTATAAGTTCTTCCATCAATGTCCGTTGAAATATTAGGAGTACCAGGAACTGCTGGTATTAGTTCAACACCTCTAATAGATGTCATTTGAACTGAATCACCTGTCCTAAAAGGATGACTATAAACTGTAGTAACTACCAATGGTCCTGCCACTAGTGTACCACCAGGAAGTCTAGCACGAGCAACATTCTTTAAAACAATTTCGTGTTTGTCTAATTTAAATGTTGAGTTTCTTAGCGGCACAGTATCAGTACCACCAACAATAATATTAACGGCACCAACGTTGCCGTCAGCCAATGGGCTATCAATATATGGAACTATATAATTAACAGGAGTTGTTCGTATCTTACCAATTTGAATAGCTTCATTTGGGTCGTTACCTTCTGATACAAGGCCCAGTAGACCATAACAGCTTGATCCACCTACAGAACGAATCTGTCCACCTGCTCTAGCCAAATAACCAGTTCTACAGTAGTATGTAAATTGAGAAACGGCTTCACAAACTCCGTTATTTTCTGCAATAATACCGTAACCTAAATCATTAACCATTGTAAAGTCGTTGGACAACATGGAACGATTACCAGCTGTTTCAATTACTACCTGTGTTCCACTAGGTAAGAAACCTGCAGGTAAGAATGTGTCATCTTGCTCAATAGGTGTTGTTGAGCTTAAAGTTAATGTTGCAGTACCATTTGAATCTGGAGTAGTACTGTCTATAATAATATATTTCTTTTTAGCAATGAAAAAGGTATTTGGTATTTCTGGCCTTCTCTCTAAGCCAGTTACAGTAACTTTTGTTCCTTGAGCACCTTGTGTTCCTGTAAATGGGTCAGTATATCTATTGTCTAATACATAGCAAACTTGATTACCAGCCATACCGTCAATAAGTTGACCACCTCCGCCTTCACCAGCAAAAGTTGCACAAACCTGACCATAAGGAGAACGTGTTAAAATTTGCCCGTTTGGATCAAAGGCCATCGTAAAGCCTTTAGATCCTAAAAATGTCATATTACGTAATTGGAAAGCATCATTGACTAATAATGAATCACAATGTTCGTTATCCAATAAGAATTCTAATACAGTGCCATCAGGAATTGATTGAGCGAGAGGTTTTGGATCGCCATTCTCATCAACAATGTCCATTGTATAGGTTCCTGGAGCAATGTTTGCATCAGGATCAGGTTGTTTATAGATAATATTTCTTACACTACCAATTCTATAAACATTTGGTTCACCACCAGTGGAACCATAAACTAATCGCATGCCCGATTTAGGCATGTAAGCTGAATTTCTAATTTCTAAAGTTGTGCTACCAGTTACGTTTGTTACACCTACGGATAAGGCAAGTTGATGGTAGTAATGTGTGTTATACCAAAAGTCAGCACCTAATGTTCGGTCACCTCGAACAAATTTTAACTCTTCATTTACATCAAGAACTGGTCCTTCTTTAGGCTTAACTAATGTTCTTCTAAATTCATCACCTTTAATTGCAACGTTTGGTGGAACAATGATAGGGAAATATTCAAAATAAACACCAGACTCCACCATAATAGTAATTTCTGGTTTTGGTATAAAGAATCCTCTAAATCCAAAATCTACTTTAGATAAAACGCTGTAAGGACCGTCTTTCTTATTTGCCAAAGCAACACTAATTGTTCCACCAGGTGGAACTTCTGGATTGATCCAATTTACTAATGATTTTAAATTTAATTCAAATAAATTGTTGCTAATTTTATTGACTCTAAAAATTCCATTTAAATTTCTAGTGTCTGAATTGTTAGTACCTAAAATGGCACCACTAACCTGTACATAATCTCCATCAACGAATCCGTGATTTTGTAAACTCACACGAACTCTAGTTCTTGGACTTGACGAAGCGTTAGTAAATGGTGGGACCCAACGTGTAATTGCTGAGGGTAATAATTGATATGGGGTGTTCTGTAATTGAACACGATCCATTATCTTTTTAGCATATCTACATGCTTGACGTAAAGTTGCAAATGCTTTACTCCAACTACGACCAATTTCTTCTTCTGGATAACCATAATCAGGATTTGGACGATCATTGTCAAAATCCCACATGTCGTCATTACCTTTTGTGCTAACATATAGGTTGCTTGGACTACTATAGGATTTAGCATCAACATATCCTTTAGTGGCTGCTCGATAATCTTCTTCTACAAAAGCATCGCCTAAAGGTGAAAGTGTTATTTCCTCATAGTCTCCTGGATGGTCATTTAGTATCAACGGCCCAGTCATTACCCCTGCACCACGATTTACTAATCCTGTTCCTGGATCTATTGTTTCAGTTCCTTGCAAAGAAATTTTAGTATCAACATAGTCTTTACGTGTAGCATGACCTGGCAACACAGCTTGAACATTGAGATCAACAGTTTTACTACTGGTGCCGTCTGCACCTCTAATAGTAATAACCTTATCTCCAATATTAGCATTTCCGTTGTCTGGAGTAGGTTGAATCCTAAAGTTTTGGCGCATAGTGCTACCATTAGGATTTTGTACTGTAGATAATAAATCAATATTGTCTCTATTTAGGAAATTTTGATAAACCCATTTTCTAGTTACTGCATCTTGATCAGCCGCAGGATCTCCTAAGTTGTTCAATTTAAAATTGGCAGCATTCAGTGAATTTGAAAGAGTTGGGTTTGGATCTAAACTGATTTGTATACCAGCTAGACTTAGAACAATTTTAGAAGGATCTGAAGTAGAATCAATAGATAGACCATTATCTACTACAAGATCTTTGCTGACTACGTTGTTTCCTAGACTATCTAAACCTAAAACAGTATTAGGTCTTAATGGTTTTACGACGTCAACTAAGTTATTAAATGTTAATCCAGACTCTAAACCTTGACTGGCATACAACTCTTGGAAGTTAGCATTTACTTTTGAGAACGCATCACGGATACTATCGCCTGTTCCGTCGTTACCTGTTAAACCAATATTGATATCTTTTCTTGCCATTATGAACTCCAAAAAGGGGCCAATTGCCCGGTGTCTACGATTATTTACCTTAAAATTTTATAAACTTAATGTAAATACCGATATGTTCATAATGTCCACCAAAGAGAAACAAGAGTATACTCGAAAGAGTAAATTGGGTAAGATACACTATTACTCAAGACTTAATACTATATTGATTTTTAGGTGTGACTGCTGTGATCAGGAATTTAAAAGATATAAGAAGAACGTTGATCCAAAAAGAGTCAGCAACAATTATTTTCATGTTTGCTCAAATTGTGACTCTAAAAGATTTGCCCAGAAAAAGGGCGTAGAAAAAAGACTGATTTGGGATATGCCAGCAAGCAGTACCTTGCCAGTGGGGAAATATTAAAAGCTAACACTTTCCCCACAGCCGCAGGTATTTTTGACTTGTGGATTAATTATTTTCAATGTTGAGCTAAAAGTACTTGTTTCTAAATCTATTGTTGAATCTTGAACGTATAGATAGGTCATTTTATCTATTAAAACTTTAGCCCCGTACTGTTCCATTACAATATCGTTGTCTTGATCGGAATCAGCAACAGCCCATTCATATTTGAACCCGTTACATCCGCTTTCTTTTACCTTCAGCCTAAAACCAATATCACTTTTAGATTTGATATATTTTGCGGCTGCTTCAGTGATTTCAATCATAAATTCCTAACTCCAATTTAGCTTCATCTGACATCATATCTTTGGTCCATGGTGGGTCCCAAACGATGTTTAGTTTAACTTCTTTGACTTCTGGTATTTCTTTTATTGCTTCTTCAACCTCATTTGGTAATGTTTCCGCCGCTGGGCAGAAAGCACTAGTCAAAGTCATGTTAACTGTGACCAAATCATTAACTACGCATATATCGTAAACTAATCCTAAGTCGTAAATATTTACATGAATTTCAGGATCATAAACTGTGCGTATTGCTTCAATTATCTGCTCTTTTGTTGGCGATTTCATAAATTTTCGTAATTAAATTTCCAACTCCATTTTGTCGTCCTGGAGTTAGCAGTCCAGCTATTCCAAGACTGTTTAAAATTTTTGGATCAGTTTCAAGTATTTCCTCTTTAGTTTTTCCATTAAAAATTTCTAAAATAATTGAAACTAGACCTCTAACTATCTTAGCTTCACTATAGGCTTTAAATTCTAATTTTTTGTCTCCAAAGTCCCTGATCCATAGTTTACTTTGACATCCTAATACCAAATATTGTGGAATTTGATATATTTCTCCTAACTCTGGTAATTTATCTCCGTAGTCAATTATATACTCGTACTTGATCATGTCGTCATCAAATAA